CTCGAGAAGTAAATAAAGTTTCATCTAAATCGTAAACTATGACACTTTTTAAATCATCGTCATCGTTTACAGTTAAACTAGTTTCTTCAGAAATATTTCTACACCAAGTTTCGGCTTTTTTTAAAGCGTTTAAAAATTCTAATTCGTTTTCTATACGATGTAAAATCGTACAATTTACGGTAAGGATTTTATATTTAGGCCAAATAACGTATCTCGGTACGGTATCTTTTATATTGTAAAATTTTGTATTTTTAGTTAGCACGTAAGAAGTATCTTGAGGTTGTTCTCCGTCACCGAAACGATTCCTATCGTATTCGGACGGTAATAAAATCGCGTTAGATCGTTGGCAAAAATTCGGATGAGATATTCCGTCGGATACGTACACGCATTTATTATAATTTTTTTTTAAATCATCGGTTGATATTATAGGAAAAGACGAAACAAAGTTTATGGAATTAAATATAGAAATAAAATCTGTGTGTAAAACAATTTTAGGAATAGACATATCGCTTTATACTCTATATACAGTAATGGATATATTATTCATTTTATTTGTTATAATAACGTTTATTGTCTTAGTCTTATTATTATTTTATAACCACATTCCAAAAACATCTGATTTATCTTTGATATTTACAAATTTAACAAAATCGGATTCTACTATTAAAGCCTTTTGTTTAGGATACGATGCCGTTAGACAAAAATATGTAAACGTATATCCTTCAAACAACGAAACGGAAGAAATGACAATAAACTATCAAAATCAACCCGTAAATCTTCAAGGTCAATTTGTAAATCAAAATACTTCTCACGGTCGAGTTTCTTCTGACGATACCGGTATTCATATTTCTGGATTCGATACTTTAACGTTAACTTGTCCGGACGGATACGATGGAAACGATTGTCGTTTAACGCCTTTGTGTCTTCCGGAAGAAGAAGGAATAATAAAAGGTTTAACAGCAAATCAATTTAACGCTTTACATTTATACAACGACGGGCAAAAATTCTTTCCTATAGAAAAAGCTTTAATGTATCGTAAGAAAGAAATTGTTTCTCCGTATAATTTGAGAATAAGAGTAGCTTGTTTAGCAGACGGCGAGTACCAATTACAAACTTGCCCGGACGACAAATTATTAAACCAAACGACCTTCCAATGCGTTCCTTACGATATTTGTCAAGACGAACTCGCAGGAACAAAACACAATTCGATCATCGAGCAAGGACAACCACCTTTAAAAAATAACGAATACTATATTTGCAAAAATAACGCGAGTGTTCTTATGACCTGCGAAGAAGATACGTTATATTCCGAAGAATTACAAGCTTGCGTATACGACAATCCTTGTTTAGGCAAAGACGATTTACAAATTCGTCTTGATGATAATAATTACATTCAATGTTCGGACGACAGAGGATCGAAAATTAATTGTACGAACGGTATAGACGTAGACGATAACGGTATTATGGCTTGTAAAAACGCACCGTGCGAAGAATACCCGATATTTTACGAAGACGATATATTAAAATACGCGAACGGAAAAATGACGTGCGTAAACGACAAACCGTTATTAAAATCTTGCGATCCGACCGTAACGACTAAAGTTTTAAAATATTTCTGGGGATATACTTTACCGGCACCTCAACACGAGATATATTTATACAATTGGCCTAAAGAAATTTATAATCTAAATACAAATACTTGCGAGTCTACATTCCAAAAATTCGAACCCGTAAAAGACGGAGCGACTATAGATTTTCAAATATCGGATGCTCTTGTCGGTTCTTTTCCTTGGGATATTAAAAACGAAATTTATAAATGCGACAATACGACGAAATATACAATGAAATACTGGGGATCGAACTTAGGACAAATATCAAACGTCATACCTAATCCGGAATCTATTAATTCGGGATATCTTAAAAATTATTACGTTGACGGAGGACAACCTTGTCGAAACGAAACGATTGAATATACCGACGCGCCTTGGCAAGGTTTAGATGCTTTTCCGATCTTTTTCCCGGGATTAGACGGTTATAGCACGTTACCACTCATGTTCGGCGTATCTCACAGTTTTAGCGACGCTTACGGATGGCCAAGAAAAGAGAATAACGATAATACATATACATTTTATACTTGCGAATACGATTATTCTTCGAGACGAATGATTAGAACAAAATACAATAGTAAATATTTACCTTTAGGCTATAACTCCTCAATTGTTTCGGGTAACGATGTAAGTCGTTTATCTATGGACGGAATATCGGTTTACGACAATAGTTCAATAATAAATAAATATATTCCCTTTATTCCGTATATTCCGAAATCTGGAAAAATCGATAAAATATCTTATCCGAGTGTTTTTAAACCATCCGATTACACAAAGACAGAAAAAATTTACGATTGCCCCAAAGAATTAAGAACACTTTCAATGACGGTCGGTCAAAAAATAGAAACGTTCGTGTTATGGAACAATATAAAACCAGGAGAAACTTTTAAATTATCTAACGAAATAACAATTACTGAAAAAGGAATGAAAACAAACCAAGGTTTGCTGAAAAAAACTTGGTCTCCTTTAACGTTTGAAAGAACTCTTTTAGGCGTAATTATTTACTATCAATCTTTTGAGAATAGAGTTAACGATTTAACGAGAACTTATATTTTTCCTTAATTTTAAAAAAAAATAAATAAAAATGATGAATTACTTAGGTTTGATACTACTCGTAGTTATAAGTATAATTTGTTTAGTATTATGTATATTGTTATCAAACATTAAAAATAATATAAATTTAGACAAACAAGAAAACCGATTGGACTTGGATGGTTTTCAAAACATTATAACAAAAAGAGACTGTTCTTCCGAAACGGTTTATAGTATAAACGACGCTCAATGTAATCAAGCGTGTTACGGAAACGTTGGACAGTACGTTAGTCAAAACGGTATTTGTATAAATTCTTTAATATTACAATCTTCTGTTATAGAAAAAGAGTGTGATCCAAAAAAAGGAGTAATAGCGTATCTTATAGGAAATACACAAACGGGCCAAACGTCTTTAAAATGTTTATCTGTCGATTTAGGAATCCAATCTAACGATCCTGACGGTCCTAACGTCATTTGTCAAAACGGCAGCATTGACATCGATTATTTGAAAGAATTCCCTCAAATCGAAAACTGTAAATGCATGCCTTCGGATGTCGTCGGCTTGATTCCTTATACGACATCCATCAGACAACACGCGTCGTGTGTAAGTTTAAATTTATACGACGCTTTGAAATATAACGACTTGATAATTTGATTATAATCATGATGGAATTGTGTAAAATTATAGAACATGAACCTATCGATTCTACGAGTTATTTTTTCGACAAGAAAGAAATTTTTTTATTTTCTTTTTATTTTTTTAAACAAAAAGATCGTGCTGCAAAAACCAATGATTATTGTTTCACGACCAAAGAGTACGTGTTCAACTTTTATCATAAGAACGTACTCGTTGAAGAAATTATATCGCAAAAATATACATGTTCCTTTTTTAAAACCATAATCAAATCAATGGAAGATGCTACTTTTTTTTTTAATGAAAACACGCCTTTAATCGCTTTATGGTGTTACAAGCACATGAAGATCGAAGAAGAAGACGAAAAAGAAATTAATCAAGATTTAAAATGTTTTTTGTTACCTGATTACGAACTTTATAAACACGCTTATATAAAAAGCGAAACGTTAAAATTAACAATTGCTAACGTTTCGTATTTTTTTAAACATTTTTATAGTATTAGATACAATGTTTTAATTTTACGATACTTATTAAAAAAACCTAAACATATTACATTTACATATATAATTAAAGCTTTTAAAAAAAATTATATTTAAATGTATAGAAAAAGTATTTGAAAGTAAATATAAAAAATTATTCTATTAACGGTATGTATGGAAGTTGTGTTGAAAATTGTTGTTGTAATGGTGGTGATGGTGGTGATTGTTGTACATAAGATGACGAAGCCGAAGGAGATTGTAATATTGTAAAAGGTGGAGCTGTGGAAGGTTTTTTTATTATAAAATTATAAACGATAATAAAAGCTATAACTAAAATCGCTCCTATTATTAAAATTATTCCAAATCCTTGTAGAGATCCTGAAGCTCCCGAAGCGATTCCGGTTACACCGTCGAATAAATTTTTTCCCGTCGTGATGGCAGCATCTGTAATTACGGATAAAACGGTAGGTTCCTCTATGCACCTAAAAGTAATGTTATCTGCCAATTGATCGGGATTTAAGTATCTCGTAGACACTGGGTCCGCACTAGTATCACACATTCGACATGTCGGTATTTTACCGTTTTCGATATTTTTGTTAAATATTTTACAATATTCTAAAGAGGGTTTGTTTTGCATGGAATTTACAACAGAAATCATAGCTTCGTATTTTGAAATCATTAAAGAACCTAACCTATTTTCTAATTCGTTAGGAGATACGTTTGCGGCATTTGCAACATCTATTTTTCTTTGATCTTCGTTTGATAATTCCGCTATTCTCATAAGTACTAACGTCGGATTGTAATAATTCGCTAAAGATAAATTACTACACGGAACGGAGTTTCTTGTATTCGAACACGATAACGCAGAAATTTTACACGACGATGTTTTGCCGTTTATCGTTACAAAAGCAAAACATCCGGTTCTTTGTTCCATTGTTTTAGTAATCCAATCCGAAGCCACAACGATAACTCCGACGGTAACAGCAATAACTGTTCCTGGTTTATAATATTTCAATAAATTGCTTTCGACTTTTTGTACTTTTGCCTTTGCTGAATTAGACAAAGCATCTAAAGGTCCGTTCATTTCGGGAAAAGCTCTCGCGTTCGACTCTACCGAATCGCTAAATATTTTTAAAGGCCTTTCTGGAAAATCTTTAACTAACGCCGAAACGGCAGCGCGATCAGCGCTAGTTACGTTTACACTGGCTTTAGATATTCTAACAATCGCGTCCAAATTACCTTCTTTTAAAATCCGATTTATAGTTCCGACTTGTTCGTCGCTCAGTTTAAAGAAACCTTGCGCGGTTTTAGTAACGTCTAATCGTTTTACCGCGGTATCTAAAGGAGATACTCCGCTGTCTATCGTTTGTAACAATTGTTTTGCTGATGAAACCGTATCCGTAGTTACTCCGGATAAAGATTTAAATTTAGTTATAAAATTTTTAAAAGAACTTATATTTGTCGCCGCTAGCGTAGAACGTTCTCCTATTTGTTTAAATAAGTCTTCGGATGTGTCTTTTGTTCCGATTTTCAATACATCTTCTAATACCTTTTCCATTGTCTGTTAAATATTTGGACGAGGGATATAAGTTATAAACTATTAAAAGTAGTGTTATTAATAAAATAATAACAACAATATACATTATTACTATTTATTACACATAAGTACACATACAATAATTATACATAATATCAAATAAAAATTATTTTTTTATATCAAGACCGTAATCGTTAATTTTCTTTTCTTCCTCTGCAGTTAGTTCAGTATAACTATCCTTTAAAACATAAAACAAAGTAGAATAAGTTTTAGCTTGTATAATTTTTTTGTTTCCTTGAGAATGCAAAGAAATAGGTAAATCGTTTATAATTGTAAATAAAGTTTCTGATTCACTAATTTGCAACTTATTATCCAAAATATTATTTGTGAAACCGCATAAAGGTTTAGGATTTCTCGGAGTTCCCAATTGAAACATATCTACGTCGGTTCCTGAACCCGGTATCATATCCATCAAAACGTATTTAATTTCCTTCATTCCGTCTAAATGAAGAAAATCATTGTCTTTGCTTCTACGAACATAAACTCGACAAAAAATGGGAGTTAAAAAATTACATTCCAAACCGTTTTCAGAAACATTTCCGGTACCGGTTTTACGTGAAATAATATTTTGATTAATCGTCATGCATACGGCGGCAAAACAACTCGGCACTAACAATTTAGTATATTCGCCTATTGTGTATAAACCCTTAAAATTAATATAATAATCAGTTTTTTCAAATTCAGAAACTTTATCGTTATTTTTTTTTTCATTAGCGTTTATTATTTTATCGTTATTATTTTTTTTCTTCAAAATGTTTATTTTAGAAAACTTTGCTCTTCTTTCTTTTTGCGTATTTAAGTTATTGAATCTTGAATAAAAGCCATTTATAACAGAAATAACAATAAAATTAATATAAAATTGTAAAGATGGGTATTTTGTTAATAAGCCAGAACCGTATTTTTCATCATAAAGATTTAATATAAACACAGTCAATATTTTAGTATCAGTAAATAAATCTTTATATTCGTTTAAAAGATCAAACTGACATTTTATATTAAATTTTGTGAATTCTTTAAAATCGTTCTGTAAAGCAATCATTTCTGGAGATTGTTTCACTTCATCGAAAGATTTTTTAATATGATTAGAGGCGTCAATCATAAAACGCTTTCCGGAATCTTCGCTAATGCTGGTGTTATTCGCAATATTAAATAGCGAATGTTGTAAATTCCTCGGAAATCCGTGTTCGATGGCAGCAGCAGTCATAGCAGCGACGTTTCCTTGACCCATACCGCCGTTTTCTTGAGTCGACGGCGATATCGTTGATTGACGAGACAAATGTTGAGATATTATATCTTGAGTGTTCATGTTTAATTGATCTCTCGTAATAGAAGACATATTTTTGCGTAAAGTAAGAAGAAATATAGAACTCTTCACTGACGTACGAACCGGTTCTCTTTCCGCTTATGTCTAGTCAAAACAACTTCTAGCCACGATTTTTATAGCAACGTTCGTTATCATGGTTAATAAAGGTTTTAAATTCCTAATTCAAGAAAGTAAAAAAGAATTAAAAGATTTGGGGTCTATAGACACGGTATATAAACTATTTCAACCTGTTTTCAACGAATTTACAAATTACGTAGCAGATGCGAAAAGTCAATTTATTATAACCGACGTATCTGCAGATTATGAAAAAGCGTATAATAATTTCATTGACAATTTTCTTATAAAAAAATGCGGTTTTAAAAAAACTCTTATGGTTGTTCGAGTAAATCAATATACGACTTCCGATTGGGGTCACTTGTATTGGTCTTTTCTACATTACGCATCTATAATTTTACAATATAATATTTATACGAATAAAGTTACTGATACTTTTTCTTTTGCTGCTTTCATAATGGGTATCGAAAATATTTTACCGTGTATGATGTGTCGAATACATTATATTCAAAATAAACAAAAAATGAGTAATTCCGCTTATTTATTAAATCTTATGAAACGATTATGTTTCGGAATAATAATACAGAGTGTTTTTAGTTTTCATAATTTCATATCTAATAGTATTCCCGGAAAACCTAAAAGCGATTTTAACGTGATAGATTTCCAAATAAAATATTATTGTAGCGTAACTGATAAAAGCGACAACGTCGATACCGATTCTTCTTCTCAGTCTTTAAAACACGAAGGAAATACGCCAGAAAAAATACTCGTAGATTGGCAAGGTCCGACGCACGTTTGCGTTTCTTTGCTAACTGCAGTGGTATCAAAAAGAAATTATTATATCGTAAATAAAGAAATAAAAGAAAAATTGTACACTGAAAACGATACAGACTTTTATAATTTTGTAAAAAAATGTGTAACTCAAGCAATACACGAATTTAAAAATATATCTATAGGGTCTAGTTATAAAAATCCAGAAATAATTAAATATATAGAATATTTTAAAATTAATTATCCGGATTTTTATAATTCAATAAAATAAATAAAACACAATTTAAATAAATTTATTTTACATTTATTATTTACAACATTTTATAACATACATACATTTCTATTTATTCTTCTTCTTCTTTTTCTTTATCGATTAAGTAAATCATTATATCGTTTAAACAACTTATAATTTCATCTACGTCATCATTAACATGTTCTAGTTTAAATTTTAAAATGTAAGAATTTAAATTACATATAAATTTTTGTTTCAATTCTTTTTCAGAATAATGAGTGCGTTCTTTAAAAACAGACAACATTTTTTTATTTCGATCCATCTTCAAATTCTGCTGTAAATATTAAAAGTAAGTCTTTTAGTTTCTGCACTAAATTTGTCGTTTCTTCGTAACTTTCTTGAATCAATTCCAATTCCGACAAAAGATTTTCTATATCTTCGATGTCCATCAATCGGTCTTAATACGACGACAAAGTTTCATGCGTAACGTATTCGTATGTGCTCCTCTTCCGGTGACAGTTGTTATATACTCGCGTCGCGTATGTTTACAAATTTTATGAAATCTGCAAAAACCGATATTCTTATTGCATCTATTACAGCTGTTACATACAACACAATTTCTTTGCAAAACAGGCATTGTTCTTCGGATTTCATCCTTGAAATCACCCATAAATAAAAATATTCTATTCCATGGAATATTTTGAAAACAAAAAGAATTATTTTTATTATTTCGTAACTTTATAGTTACTAATTTACAATCGTTTCCGCAAAAACAAGGTAAATTTATATTGCTTTTCATTTTAATATATATCTCTCTTGGCCATATTTTTTTGTTATTATGTATTTTTTCTCTATTATGAAATCCTTTTGTAATTTCATTGTCAAAAGACGTTACAAATCCGTAATAAGTCACATTCCGTTCTCTTATGGAATATTCGTTTATACAATATGCTATTATTCCACCTCTTACAGTTTGTTTTAATAAATGTTTTTCGGTTATTATGGGATTTACCGTTTCTGGTACGTTTAAAACAAATTTCCAATTTTCTTTATATTCATCGCTAATACGTATAGGACATTTATTTTTCATAAAATCGGTTAAAACAAAATCGCATATAATTTTATAATCTAAGAATTTATATACGTAAAACGGTAAATTGTCATTTGTCCAAGAAGTTCCTGTTTCTGTTTTGTACAAATAACCCGGACCGTATAATAAAGTCATATTTAAACCCAAATCAAAATTTTAAATCATATTTTGCTAAATATTTCAAAATCAAAGGAATTTGTAAACAATTCAGTATTTAAAATATCTATGTGAAAATCTTTGTGTGATTTACAAAATTTAAGTACAAAATTTCGAAAAATAATACCCGTACATAATTCTACCAAAGTATCGTTGACTAATATTTTGGGAAATTTAATATCGTTTACGCATTTAATTGTTTTATAATTGGTTTGCAAATTCGGTGTAACGTTTCGACGATTACAGAAAACTATATAAGAAGCAAAAAAACACGCAATCGAATCTTTACACGGACACGTTTTTGGCAACGGATCTGTAAACATTTTAAATCGGACTATTTTTCCAATTGCAAATAATCGTTTTCAGATATATATTCGTAGCAATATAAATCTACGCTTGCGTTATCAACGTCAAAGTCTAATTCTAATTCTACTTCAATATCGATAATCGCATTATCTTTCATGTTGTTTTTACAGAAAATAAAAAGTCGAATGGAAGTCGACCCAGATCCTGCATCGATTCCAGAAGAATCGACGCCGTCTTCAAGCAGCTTTAACTCTCCGGAACCAAGAACCAATCAACAACGAATCGAAGATTTTAGCCCCGAATATATACTACCGACGTTTATAGAAAAAAGACTTAATTCTTTATTTGAACTAAAAAATCCAACGTTTTTATTAAGTTGCATAGAAAATTCCGCTCCGTTTTTAGCAAATTGTATATTATTAAAAGAATTCGAAAAAATTAATTATAAATTTTGTTTCTTAGTAGATAGTAAAAAAAATGGAGAAGTCTGATATAATTTTTAAAAATACTAATATTAAAAAAAATATTTTAAATTATGAATTTGGTTTTAAAATGAGACGAGCTGTAACTTTATGGGACGACGAAGCTTATATTTACGTATTCGATTGGATTACAGAAGAAGAAGAAGTATCTAACGAAGGAAACGGATTTAGAAATCGAGACGTTTTAATCGCTATAGGTTGCGATAAAAATTATAATTTTAAAAAAATTAAATTATCTTTAAAACCTTCTCTTTTCGTTTGTACTTCTAAATTCGAAGTTTTAAAAACGGTGTGTGTAAATAAATTCGCTTACGAACAAAAATTTATAAATATTATAAATACCGAAATGACCTTATCTTGTAACAATTACACGGTTTTGGACACTTTAACAAACGCGCAAAACGTAGGTCAAAGTAAATTAATTAAAATAGAGTTTGATACTGTAAAAGACTTAAAATATTTGTTTAATTTTTTAAAAAATAATAATCAATTTTATAACTTTGTATCTACTACATTTTATTGGAACGTCACAAAGCAAATACAATTTGAATTATACTATAAATATAAAAAATTTTATAATATAATTCATTTTTGGGTAAATAAAAATTTAGATATCAAAGAATATTCTTCTTCCTCTCCGCGTTCTAATTTACATTTAACTCTACCGTTAATAACTTTCGATATCGAAACGGTGTCGGATGACGCTAATCGACTTCCCACAGGCGAAGACGAAAACGATATTCTTTTTTCGGTTTCTATTCATTACGTTCATACCGACACTTTATACACTTTCGTTTATTTACCTTGCGAATGTGAGAATAAAAAAAACGTGTTAGAAAAAAGTTATTACGAATATAAATACCCTTACGTAAAAACACATCACACTCGAATATTTACAAACGAAAAAGATTTACTTATCGCGACTATGGAACGTTTAACTATTCAAGGTAAATTACATTATTTGATAGGTTACAATTCTTTAAAATACGATATAAAATTTTTGATGATGAGATGCGTATTTTATAATATTTATAAAGATAATTTTTTTTATAACGACGGAATACAATTTCTATATAATCAAATACATTTAGACTTATGTGATATAACTCGCATACAAGTCAAATTAAACAATTACAAATTAAATACTTTAGCTGAAGAAAAATTAAAAGAATCTAAAGTTGATGTTGATTCTGTTTTATTGAGACATACTTTTAGACGCATTCAAGACAGTAATATTTGTCATTCTTACGACGAAAATGAGATATTAAACAAAAAAAATAATACCAATTATCCTTGCGTGATAGATATTTTATATTACAATAATAAAGATACTATTCTAGTTTCTCAATTAATAAAACATAACAATGTTTTAGATTTTATATCTAACTTTTTATACACCGTGTCCGAAGGTATGTATTTTAAGAATTATAATGGAATAAAATATAGAGTCATTAATCAATGTACAACAACAGCGTTAAAAAATAATATTTTTTTTTCTTTTTTTAAAAGCGGTAAAAATAACATCGCCATTCCGTTTATTACTAAACGAGATGATAAATTATTAACCGATTATGTTTTTACTCAATACGATCAAAATATAAATTTAAACAATACTATAGAAAACAAAACGTCAAAAAAAAAATTTCCTGGCGGCGCTAATTATTGTCGTGGAATATATATAACTTCTAAACCGGTTGTTTGTTCCGATTATAAAGTGGCGTATACGACTTTGATCGATCGTTTAAATTTAGGTGATGAAACTACGGGTATTTTTCCTGCATCGTTACTCCTCTCTATATGGAATTTTTTAAACGCTATATCAGAAACTTTTAGTCTTGAAAACGATTACGTTTTATTTGATTATAAAACACATTCTGGTTTTTCACAATCACAAACTAAAATATTATATCACGAATACGTTAATAACGGTATATTTTGTGGTGAAAAATTTTCATTTACCAAAGAAAATTTGGAAAAACGAGGAAATTCTTTAGTTATAATTATTTATCAAAAAACAAGAAGCGTGTTGGCGAACGTTACTTCAATCGCCAACGATTATAGAGCGTTACTAAAACAAAAAGCGTCGTTTTACGATAATTTATACAACGAACTAGAAAATTTAAGTAATAATCTTAACGATTTATATGGCGAATTCGAAGAAGAAAACGAATTTATAGATGGGGATGAGGACGACGAGAATAGTGAAAAAGATTACGCTTCGTGGTTAGTAACAGACGAATCAAAATTTATCTATACGATTGACAAAAGACTTTTATCGAATTTAAATAAACAAGACGCCGAAAACGAAGTTAAAACTAAAATGATAAACGCGGCTTCTCGTCGTGACGCGTTCGAAAGTCTTTATTATTTAGCTAAAATCAATAATTCTAGTATTTACGGAGTTTTAGGGCCCATTTGTCCTTACGTATGTGCAGCGATTACTTGTATCGTCAGAACGTCTCTTTTATCGTCGGCTCATTTATTACAAACTACGTATCCTGATTTAGTAGTTCGTTACATGGATACAGATTCCATGTTTTTTGAATTATGTGATAGTTTCAAAAATTATAAATCTCAAATAGATTATTTTATAAATTTAAAATTTCCTTATTTAACTTTAGAATCTCACGTTTTAGCTGTTTGCCATTTTATAAAAACAAAAACGATATTAAAGAAAAAAGAACATTCTGACAATATCAAATACACGCAACACGTTCACGGACCGGAAGCTTGGAAAACGTTGGTTAAGTACGTGGAATTACACGGTAAAAACGTTAAAACCGATACAGATATTTATAATTTATTTTTAAATTTTTATATTTATATTAAAGAAAAACACATATCTTTTTTTTATCACACAATTAAAGTGAAAGAAAATTATGCCACTAACGTTCCTGCAAAGGAATTAAAAAATTATCTTGCCGAACATTTTACTGCATTAAAAGATAATTTTAAACAAACTATATATTACAAACTTTTGCATTCTGATTATAATAAAACTTTATATAGACCCGTAATAGAATTAAACGATCAAAACGAAGTATCTAAAACCGTTAATTTATATAAATTTTTTTTGCCCATGTTTATGATTGTTTATTATATAGTTCACGGATATTTATCAACAAACAATCAACCTTTTTATGTTTATTTATCACCTAAAGAAATGCTTAAAATGAATTTTAAAGCTTATTTGTTTCTAATAAACGACAATATAGAAGATTCTTTATTGGAAGATATTACAGATAAAGATATACAAGAATCTTCTACGTTAATAGAAGAAGAAGAATCATAAAAATATGTCTCTTGTTAAAAGAAAAACGATACCCGAATCAGAATCAGAAAGCGAATTAAGCGATAATGCTATAGTAAAATACAAGAATAAAAAACAAAAAAATATAAAAGTGCCTGGTGGTATTTTACAACCTACGACACCAGGTACGTCGTCAATATTTTGTGACAATGTTAATCGAGAGGTAATACAAAGAATTCGATCTTATTTAAACATGTGCATTAGCACGTCTAAACAAATAATAGATTTATTATGCGATAGCGGTAATATTAATAAAGCTAGCGACACTGTATTCCAAATTCCAGAATTAATAAATCAAATGTGTCGATATAATAATATTTATTTTAAAAACGTACTGTTATACAAAAGTAAAAAACAATTATTCGAACCTTTGTGGTATACTATAGTAATTGAAACTAGTTGTTTGTATGTGTTTATAGACGAATCTTTATATAACGAATTTTGTAAATTTTCGTTTGTACCTTCGCTTCCTGTTTTGATAAATACGGGATCGTTTCTTGTAGATCAATTTAATTCGGATGCTTTTGACTCGGATAAATTCAATGTCCCAACGTGTGTAGAGAAAGTAATAGTGGCGTGCGATCATTTAACTCAACACATAATAAACGATATATACGGAAAAAAAATAGATAATTCAGATATACTACTTAACGGCATAAACGGAATACACGATAACTGGACGGAACATGGAACTACTTTACATAGCATGTTTGAGTTATTTGTAAGTACAAAAAAAGAAAAAACAAAAGAGTATCATTCCATTTTATCACCGTTTTCGTCTTCGCCTATATATCATTCTTCTGCTCTTTCGACTACGACAAACACGACCACTTTATTAAATTGTATATCTTCGACTCCGATTATTAATTCTACTTCGGTTATATAATAATGTCAACCATCAAAACATTGGCTCCCGGCTACGAACATTTTTCCGATGTTATAAACGCTAAGAAGGACGATGTGTTCACTTTGAAAATATGCATACAAGCTATAAAAAATTCTTTCGGTTTAATGGATCATTGGTTTTATATCATTAACGATAAAGAACATCACGTTGGAGTATATTATAAAGGAAGTGTATTACCCTTAAATACGACTAAAGGATCTCATGTAGTAACAGAGAAAACGATATGTTTAAAATGTTATGAAAAACTTATTAATTTTGTTCAATATAGAGAAGACAAACGATTATTCAAATTTTATCCGTTCATAAATTGCGAGACTCTAACGACTGGCTGGAGCGTTCAAGTAGTAATATTGTTTCTTTTACCTTTAGTTGCCGTTGTAGGATTTCTCGGATACGTGTATTGGGCTCTTGTATTATTTTTATGTATGTTAGTATTATACTTGTTTGCAAGTAAATATAACTTCAGTCGAACCAATAAATCTTTATGTAAACATTTAAAAAAAAGATATCGCAAAAAATGAAATTTTGTGATAAATGCGTTTACGCGGTAAATAAAAAATTAAAAGTCGAAAACATATGTTGTATTAAATTAATACGCAGTACAAATAGCGGAAATTGGTATAATTTATGTTGTCGATGTATTCTTTTACACGAATATAGTTGGGATTACGGTAAAGTTGTACACAAAACAACGAATGAATTTTGTCCTCACGTAATATATAAAATTATATAAACTATAACATATAAAAAATGTGTATATACGTGTAATGAATTTTATGTTTGTGTAATATAATTTTGTAATACCAATTTAATGTTCTATAAAAATTTTTTTTACATGTAATGATTTGGGTTATGTATCGTGTATTAAATAGTGTATGAAAGGTTCATACAAATAAAAAAATGATTTTTCTTTCTTGTTGCGTTTTTACTGTTTTATTTCATTTAGGATCGACTCAAGTTCCTGGAAGTTACGATGTTATGTTTAACAGGAAATTAGGTTATTTTGATAAATTTATAGGTAATTTTACCATTAACGGTCAAACTGTAAATATTAACGGAGTGATGTATACAATTCAAAAATTCAGAATAACAAACGGACAATGTACCTTATGGAGCGATTCTTCCACGGAATACATGTTCATGTCCGAAGGGCTAAACTTTACTAGAGGAGATATCACGTTTTTGGCATTCAAAACTTTGAACGATTTTTATTATTCTCAAATGGACGTTGACGGTAGGAATGTTAAACTATGGAGATCTAGTCCGTTCGTAGCGAGTAATTTCGTTTGGTGTTTTACAAAAATAATAACGGATTCAGTTGAATGTAATAACGATTCTTTTTGTAAAAGTTGGATTCAAAATTTGTATTTACCGTATCAAGAACAATTTGTATATTATAATATAAGCACAGCGGCACCACCTACTACAGACGAACCGCCGACGTCCGAACCTCCAAACGTTGAAGAAACAACAACAACAACAACAACAACAACAACACCAACAAGTCTTTAATTTACATACAAGTTTTTTATTAATATCTTCAAAAATTTTATTACATAAAATATATATAACATACCCATATAACATAAATATATAATACATTTTTTTATTTATAAATACCACAATTTATGGCAAATTCAAAATCACAATTATAATCATTTAAAGGTTTAAGATCATCTTTATTTTCGATAGCGTTTATATTATTTAATTCTTCAAAATTAAAAAAAGTGATTAAATTTTTTATAATATCTTGGTATTTATGTGGAAAATAAATTTTTTTAGATAAATCGTAAGGTACAGTTATTATTTTCCATCCGCATAATTTAGCAATTATAAAATATGCAACTGTTTGTGCTATTGCGTAATTTTTAATTCTCGCTCTAAAAGCGTCTCCTCCTTTATTTCTTTCCAACATACGTTTTTTATTTTCAGAGGGTAACAAATCTATGAATACAGCCACGCGTTGTTTTGCTAAATATTCAAAAGACGAAGAGTTAAAAGACGATGATAAAAATCGTAAACACTCGTCTACTAAATTTTTATGTGGCGTTATTACAGGATTACAAGCGTGCATTATCCAACGCCAAAGAGGATTGTCTATCGAACCTCTATCGCCTAAAACGTTTTTTTTACTCAAGTTATGATCGATAGCGAAATGTAAAGCTGCGACCGTTTCCGAAGATTTACTTTTTCCGGAAAAAGTACCCATAGAATGACGACTTTTAATATAACAATAGTTTGTGCTTAAAGCGTTTAAAACGGTTGTTTTTCCAGTACATGCTTGACCAGTTACATATTTTATAACGCCGCATTCGTTACTCGTAGAGGATAATTCCTTTAAAAAAGATATACACGGTTTTCTAGATTCGTCTTCAATAAAATTTAAAACATGAGAATTATAAGTTTCCGTATTTAAACAATTTAAAAACGAATAACAATCGATTACAAATTCGTTAGATATATAATTTCTTATATCGAAACAAATTATATCAGTATCCATATTATTATTTAAATTTTTGAAATATGAATTTAAAATTTTAAACGTAGACCTCACGTAAGGATACATTTTATTATTTAAAATGACACATTTAACTTGATGTAATCTTCGACATTCTAATAATCCGTTTATGATGATAGTTATGGTTTTATTATAGTCACCATAACGTATTAAACTATCAGTGTCAAAAAATAAAAGATACGAAAACAACGCGTACATCACTTTGTCGTATTTGTTAGTTTTCAATATAGTGTTTTCGTTAAAATGTTCGTTGTTGAAATACAAATCGACGTAGGAAAACAATAATTCGTTGGCTACTTTTGTAGATCTTGACTGTTTCCACGGTTGATTTGTTAATTCGTTGACGGCGTCAAAGTTTTTAAATTCACGTAGTAGAAAAGAAATTCCCAAAGATTGCGAAGAATCGTCGAAACCCACGTACACTGGGATATTAGTCTTCTCACTGATAAAATTTTTAAACTGTTTTTCGGTCATTTCCATTTTAAAAAAAACAAACAATGTATCAAAATTCTAATTCTTTTTCTAACGTTCCTGCTCCTGTCACTGCTACCGCCGAATCGTTAGCTTCTTCGTCTACTGCTACGATTTATAATCCAGTAACTTCAGAAGAAGAACTTCGGAGTTTTCAAATATATTCCAATTTACCGAAATTGGTTTATAAGAAAGTAGTTTCTTTAAATTCAAAGTCAAAACCGAATAATTTAATATATCAACACGGTTGTTGGTCGCATCTAGCAAACGACTGTCCCTGGTTTCTGCTACGATTCGTTATGACGGCTTACAATTTCTTTCCGTACCCTTTAAATACTCCCCGTTTTAAAGTAGCTAACGGAATTATATTATGGCCTCACTTTAAATTCGCTTGTTATTCGTCATTTACGTATACTAACGAAATGTATGTTTATCAAAACTCTGAAGAAGTAATTAAAATTATATTTCATACCGATCGAATCGAATTTTATGAAAAACAATAATATTTTAATTTCGATTGAATTTTTATAAAACTTACAAAAATATTAATATTCTAATCAAACGAATTTTTGTGAAAAAAAATTAATCATATTATATAATAGAATATAGACATAGTAAAATGTATTGGACATTGTTTAAAATATTATTTTCTGTTATAGTAATTTTAATATTTATAATTTTTATATCGTATCCTGCACCCATAAAAAATATGATTTCTAAAATGCATATAGCTCCTATTTATAACTTAAATACACAATACGGTAAAGAATACGAAAAAGACGGTTACACGTTATATTCTTCTAATAAAACGGTATCAAATTTATTAGTGTGGTTTCACGGAGGTGCTTTTCTTTATAGCGACAGAAAAACAGCTTACGGGTTTTTAAATAATTTATTCGAATACATAAAAGATGATTGTGATATTTTAGTATTCGATTATCCGGTACGATTCAGCAACACCGTTCGCGATAGTATGTTAAGATGTAATAGTATCATTAAAAAATTTATATTTAAATATAAATCTTTTTATTGCGGCGGTATGTCTGCCGGTTGTTTACTAATGGGGACTTTTATAAAAAAAGAAACCGTACGAGGCGTAGCCGAAAAGATACAAGTTCCCGTTATAGGTGTAATTTTCAAAGCGATGATAGGGTTATGCGGAGTATACGAAACGAATTTCAACGATAGTAAATTATTAAACGTCGCATTTGATTTTTACATTATGTCGGGAACGCCATATCCGAAACTTTACACGTGTTACGGAATAAATTTAGATAAATTGATTATAGGAGCTATATCGGAATATTTGTATCAACAAACATATAAATACGCTAATACCGAACCTTGTAATAAAATTATCTATCAAAATAAAAATTTAACTCATTCTTTTCCTTTACTTCTCAACACTTCAGAATCTAAAGAATGTATAAAAAAAATAGCAGAATTTTTAAACGATAAATTTAAATTTTACGATTAAACGTTAAAATTTACGTTTAAATAGTACTAAACAAGTCAAAAAAATGAGCGATACGGACAGTGAAGAATCGTTGCGTGGAGAAAAATATCTCGATCCTAATAATTTAGAATTTGGGTATTCTTATTTTGCCGATACACAAAACGAAGAAGAAATATTTACTAATTGTATTCTTACTGTCAAAGTAAGGCCTATAGTAGATTTAAATGTTTTAATTATGACCTTTTCTCACGATTCAACTGACAATATATATATACCGATAAGCGGTTTTAGCAAATTTTTACAAATATCTCCAAAAGAAATTTATTTTAGTCCTTCTGAGGAGCATTACAATCCCTCAAAATATCAATATAAAGTAGAATTCAAAGCCTCGATTTCAAAAAATATAAGCAATCATTTAAAAGCCGATCTTATAAAAGTCGTAAACGATGATTTAATAGATTTAGATTCTATGCCGAATGTATAAACTTTGATTTTATTTTTTATTATTATTATTATTATTATTATTATTATTATTATTATTATTATTATTATAAAACCAATTCATGACCGACAAGAGCTCAACAGGCTTGAAACTAAAGAAAAATAAAATATGTTTTTTTCAACAGAGAGAAGAACCTACGACGAGGGACAGGGAAAGGGGAGGGATAAGTGTGAGACTGGGGAGGGGGGTAGAATCTGCAGCAAGCAAAAGAGGTCTCGACTCGACGGCTCTGAAAGTTTACATTTTTCCTGGAAACGGTAGAGTTTTCCTGGTATTGATTAGATAAGTGGAGGAGGCGTATGGTTGGAAGGAGAAGGGGTACCGCATATATACGAGAGATCTCTAAAGTCGTAGTGGAGTCGTGTGTCAGAGAGAGCGATTAGCAAGTTTACATTATAGTTATTGTGTATTCGCTTTGAATAACATAATGGCGTTAAGTAAATCGCTCGACGAAATTGTGAATGATATTTTTTGTTGGAGTAAACCGGTAGAAACGAAAAATATTTCACAAGAAACATTAAAGAATTTTATGGACAACAACGCAAAAATACTGAACGCTTGCCAACTTGGTTTGATTAGAAAATGTATGGAACCGAAAGAAGAAGTGTTGAAAAATGTAGATAGTTTGGCTGATTGCACTTTAAGTGCGTTCAACGAACAGTATAACGATCTTCTTCCTGCTTTGATAAATATTGAAACAAACAAAGGAAAATACGCTCATGTTAATTTTTGCAAGATTTACGATCTTAAAAATGTGAGTTTTCGTCCGCATGAGTATGTCGAAGCGGACAATAAGAAAACGTATTCTAAATATCCTGGTATGGAAATTATTTTAACAAAATCATACGGAATGTTAGAAAGTGTATGTATCGATACAGGATATATAATCGAAATCGCACAAACGCGTTTCGGTGATGAATACGTTGTTATTCCGATTATCGATTCAACTGATAAAAATATAATTCCTTCAATAATTTGCAAGGATAGAAACGATAGTGGTTTGTTCACAGTAAATTTTACGACTTTATTCCATGTTAAAGAAGGAACAAAAATCACTATTCATTTTATTGCTTTAGAAGCATTACAACCATCTGTTTGCATTGATTTACCTTTCAAGAAAAAAAATTGTCAATTACATCGCTGTGTTGCAAATGCTAAGGATAGAGTTGATTTTAAATCTTTTCAAAAAAATTCTGATAACATCATCGCATTCAAATATAATGATTCAGGCTGTATTAAAAGCGCAAATATCGTTGTTGGAAAAAATCAACACGTATTGTTAAGTTCTCGTCGACGAGAATGGAAAAATCCCGATGTTTTTACGGTAGCCGGATTCTTTTCAGAAAAACATTATTTACCACCTATGACTAATGTCAAAGATGCATCAAATTCTTTTTGTTTTACGTCTTTCGGTAGACGTGTACGTGTTATTGCAAAAGAAACGAGTGATTTTAGTAAATGTAAAATATTAAACGGCTCTTTTCAATATATGCAAAATTATGAAAAAGATAAAAGGGCTATTGAACGTATGGTTGAAAATGTTTCTAAATTTGAAACGGGTATCCGTACTATACTTGATGAAAACGACACAGAAAATTTAGCGTTAAAATTTATTTTGTTAGATAGTTACAGATTTTATAACAAAGATTTATTTGAATCTAAGAAGAACATGAATATTACAGACATTTATAATACCAGAAACACTAAGCGTGAATTTTTAAATGTAGAATTACATAATAGCTTGATAAATTTGTTAGATTGTGATGATGTAGTTAAAAAACGTAAATCAGACGATGAATTTGATAATGAATGTGACAGTGATGCTGATAACGGTAATGACCAGAAACGTAATTTACAATGTGATGATAATGTACCTGAAGTTAAAAAATGTAAAATGGAAATTGAAAAAACTAAAATTGATAATGATAATGATGAAAAAAATGAAAATTAAAATTTTTTTTATATAAAAAAAAATTTAAAATTAAAAATGACACACAATTATTGATTTATATATAATAAAAATGATTTATATAAAATAAAAGTTTAATGAATATTATATCACAAATGAATATTATATATATGTATGTGTAAATTGTTTTTTAGAATTATACAATGTATGTTTTTTATATAGATATTGTATTTCATTATGAGTGTATTTGTCAAAGAGTGTGTTGATGAAAAAATTTTAGATATCAATAAAGATTATGGTATTCTATCTCGTGTTTTCAATTCTGTCCCTCGCATGATGAAATACATACACTGTAGTTCAAGTTTTTTTATGGTTTACATTTCAGATACAATATTACCAAATAGAAAAAAACCATACAGAAATCATTATGTATTATATAAAAAAAATAATACTATAGTCGTAGCTTTAACAGAAACTTTGCTAGATTGGGGTCCTGATGTTCTTCCGGTTATAGAATACGATGTAATTACCTTAAACGAATGTATGAAAAATTCATGCGGTCGTTGGTATTTATCTTATGACAAAATATCTTATAGTTGTAATTTGAACGTAGATTTATGCGAATTTAATATCGTAAGTAGTGGAGAATGGTGGTATTTTGATAAAGGAAGAATATTAAACGGAATAAACGAAAGTGATGAATTTAACTGCGAATTCTTTTTCATTTATTATGAATTATACCCTTCTAAAATAGATATAAAACACAAAAATAGTGTTACTGACAAGCCAAAAAACGGTACGTTTATCGATGCTATACAGTTAATGTTAGATAAAAACGATGTTGATGTAGAAAAATCAACGACCGCTACAACGACAACCGCTATTACTACATCACCCGTTATTAACGACCAGTATCTACCTCTTGTAAATAATATAATAAAAGAAAATTCTAATTTCGATCGTTCTTTATTTCAAACAGTTATTCCTTCCGCGTATTGGTTAGCAGAAAGATCAACAGAATTAACAAATAACGATATTACATATTTTATAAAGGATGTATTATAAAATCAATTTTAATTTTTGTTGTAAGTTTTTAATGAGAAATAAAAACAAAATATTTAGTTTTACATTTTTTTTATTATTCATCATTATACATCGTCAATGATTAAGGACATGAAATCTTCGTAAGCCAAAATCAAAGACGTTTCAGAATAGCAAAGAGACATACATAATTCAGGCGCGTTGAAAAAATCAGCAATAGCTATTTTATTTAAAAAGAAAACGGTAAAATTAAACACACAATCATTGTACGAATAAATAAGTTTAAATAGATTTTTTCCATGTAAAGATAATTCTTTAGAAGAATTTGTATAACGATTTCTTTGAACTAATATTTGTTGCATCCAATTTTCGAAAGTTGGAATGTGATATAAGTTGTTCATATAAATATTTATATTTTCTTTGGTTCCTTTTGTTCCAGAATCAACGACATCATTAAAATAATTTGTTTCTCCTAAAACGTCTTGAATTGTTATTAAATTAAAAACGTTAGGTTTTGAATTTTCGTGTATTAAAATTTGTTCGAACGCGTGACCTTCTTCTTTTAAGTATCCACAAAAAGCTTCATTAAAAAACCTTATACCGCGATTTACGCATCTACCAAAAAATTCAGGAGATTTTTTTGTATAATAATCTTTATTTCTATATAAATTTAATTTATTATGTTCAGAAAATTCTACTCTAGGTAAACCTATATTCGTTTGTAAATTAACATACGCTTTCATCATTTCCATTTTTGCGATTTTGTAAAGAGCAGTGTGAGAAAAATCGTATTCTTTAATATATTTAGGTAAACCGTGTATGCCGTTTTTGTCTCCGTCTTGATCTTGTTTATACGGCAAAGATCTCATGTCGGGAATGTATGATATTTCACATTCCGGATCGGGATTTACGATCGTTTTTAAAACCGCTACACCGGTCGGTGTTATAACCGGATCACGTTTAACTATTAACAAATCAGTGTCTATATGTTTTTTTAATTCTTTCATAATTTTTTGAGGTAACATAATTAAATTATGATTCATTGTACAAATTATACCAGAAGTCAGATACAAACCCATGGCGGTATATCCCGTGACGTTAGTTCGAATTTCTGACATTTTACCGCTCTTATGAGTATCGAGAACCGGAGAATTGAATTTACTTTTCTCAAATTTTTTATATCTTGATTTTTTTATATCGAAATGTTTATTCTCTAATATACTTCTTATAAACGATCGAAAATAATTTTCTGATTGATCTTTCCATAAAGAAGGATCTATTATTATAAAACTTTCTAATTTATTATTATTATTAACTTTAATGGTAAAACAAAATTTTAACTTATTTACTTCTAAAGAATTATCGCAACACGGCTCTGAATGTATACAACATGGAATTGAAGGAAATTTATTATGATAATGTTTATGTTTTTTACAGAAGAAAAAATTAGGATTTTTAATGTTGTACAAATGGTATTTAATTTTGGACGAAGCTTCTATATATTCGCAATAAGTAATTTTGTTTTCGGAATGATTTAAACATACCGAACTTTCTGTATAATAACAAACAAAACTGCTTTTTACAATACAACTAATACCTATTTTACAATTTATACAATTTTTACAGGGCGGTTCGTGTATATGCGGACAACACTTAAATAAATTGATATTGTTACATTCTTTTTTGTTAAAAAATTCAGGATGAAAGTAAAATACTTCTTTTTCTAAAAACAAAGTATTATAACTTTTACATTTTGAACATTTTACGTCGTTGTGTAAATTACATTTTATTTTAGAATGATTATGAAAACAATCACAATTCGAACCGTAAATATTGTCGTTCATTACAATATGATCGATTAATTGATAATCGTAAATATCGTATAAATTATACAATTTCATTTTGTGCGTAAGAGATTTTGGTAAAATATTATTATCTGCATCTTTGTCTTCTTTGTTTTCCGCCATCTGTAAAAAATAAAAAAAATTTAATTTTATTATATATTTAAACATACATACATGCATAAAAACATAATTTTTTTTCCTACGAGTTCGGTAAAAAACGAAGCGGAGCGAAGAAAAATCGAATCGAAGACCTCTCCCGTAACTAACAACACATCGACCGATAGACGGTACGCTAATAGAACTTTTTATACGTTTTCCGACGATATCATAAAAGAGGTGAGGTAGGGAGGGAACAAGAGACGAAGTTCGTCGTTGCTAACAACACATCGACAGACGACGAGCGTCGTGTTACTAACAACACATCGATTAAAGTAGAGTATAAATACTGTGTCGTCTGGTAAAACTATTCATTGCTTTTTGCGACTATGCCCGGTCTTTTGTCGGAATATCAGAATGCACAATGTTCTTGTGCAGAACATTACTTAGAAAACATGCATAATTTTAATACTAACTGTTCATATCCCATGTGCCTGTTTCAACTTTGCCTAACTTTGAAAAATACAACTGCGAATTATAACGACACTTTTTTGGAAGTGTGGAAAAGAGTCGCGAATCTCATATTTACTGTAGCTAGTCTAATAGAAAGTCAACCGCTATGTGTTCCGATTCTGTACGCGGACTTGGATCCTATTCATCAGAGATTCATTCAGGAAAACCCTTTTTCTTACTCGATGATACTAATAGAACACTTGCGAAGAACGATGCCGAACGTTTACCGACTACGTCTTCAGATATAAGTAAGTTTATATGTGTATCATATTAACCCAATATTTTATTCAAATATTTTCACATAGTCATATCATGCATTTTAACATCATATTAACATAATATTAACCTCGTATTAACCTAATATTCTAGTCATACATTAAACACTCTTTAGAAAATTTTTAATTTTATTTGTTATAGTTTTTAATTTTACTGTGTAGAAAGTTAACTTGTTGTTTTTGTTAAAGATAATTGAAAAGAGCGCGTCATAATTCGTATCGCGGTCGCGATGGTGGGAGAACGCACGTGTCGATAGGGATAGCGGAGGGGGAAAAAGAAGTAGCGGTGGAGGAAACATAGAGTGGGGATTTGTTATGATACTGGGGTCAGTTTCCCGAGGACCTTTGAAACATTCAGTTGTATAATGTAATATCTCCCGGATTATAATTCTCTTTTTACGTGATGTCTTCTAGTAAGTCTTATAATTTATTTAGGGCTTAGTTTTTTATAGTGCGTTCAATGATTATTTTTATATTTTTCTTTTTTCTTTTCAGTTGTGCACTTCGTTAATAATTTCGATCCTGTCAGTGTCACAGACACGACGATCGATACTTCTGTATTCGATAATGTTGATGATGTCAACGAGTACGGAAACGTTTCTCAGTGTTTGAAAAACGCTTCTAAAAGACAACAACAAGTCATGAAAAATGGAAAACGAGGAGGACTTCCTATACCTAGGAAAGATATGACAAAACTACGCCTCGCAAAGGAGACAAACGGAGAAGAAGACTCGTTCGAGGCAGACGATGGGAGCGACGAAGAAGACGGCAATACTTCCGAAGTGGAAAAAACATCTTTTGTTGATACAGATGCAGATGTAAGCACTAGTAACAGTAACAGTAATAGTAGTAATAGCAGTAGTTGTAGTAGTAATTGTAGTGAAAGAAGTGAAAGTGACAGTGGTGACAATGATAGTGACAGAGAAAGCGACAATGGAGAGGAAAATAACGAACCGGTTGAGAAAATCTTGTCTTTACGATCGAGAGCGTTTAAAGAACACGTTCCGTTGTATGTTATACAGTCGCTTAAACGGGGGAAAAACGTTAATCGACCATTAAAAAAGAATTGCATAAAGTTGAGTGCAAAAAAATTTAAATTTCAAAAACCTTTCGTTAATACTTCGGTTATAGAAATTAAAACCCCAGATAACGTTTTACTCGAACGTTTGAATTGCGTTAAATTATTTCCAGATGGCAATAAAGTATCAGAATCACGATTCGGACAGATTCTTTGTTCGTACTCTGAGATCGAAGAAAATTGTTCTGACTCATTAATAGAAGATTACTTTAATAAAATTCATTACAAATTTAAAATTGTTAATTCAGAGGATGATTTATCTCAGTACCCGTTTGTTTACGGCTATGTTCCAGAAAAGTATTATGAAGCAGCAATGTTTTTTCAAAAGAAAATCACAGAACACAGTTTGGTTTATGTACAAAAAGTAAATGATTTACGAAAAGTAAAAAATGTAACATCTAAGAATACCATCGCTTTTGCAGATGGTCAATTGGAAGCTATGATTTTTACGTACGCGAAATTATTTCAAACCGATCTGGTGGAATATTCAGAAACCGTTCCCAGAAAAAAAGCTAAGGAACTGTTAAATTTTTTTATTAATTCTATTTTTAAAAAAATAGAAAAAGATCAGAACGGGCAAGATCATACTAAGATTAAATATATTTTAGATTTGATTATTTCACATTCTAATTTTACAGAAAAAAATTATTACGTTTCTAAAGAAGCGATTTACTTGCTCAAATCATATTTCTGTGATTTTGTTAATTACTGCAACAAACGTGACGCTTTCATGGAAGTGCAGGCTCTGCATAACATTTTGTATTATTGCCGTGTGCATCATTATTTGTGTCCACATACCTTTAATTTGGTATGCTCCACTTATTTTACTATTTGTCAGAAATATATTTCAGAACAATCTATCGATGATGATATTGCCATTATGTCTGAAATTTCATCTAATTCCTTTTTTATGAAAATTAAAGATAATAAAATTACTTACAAACCGTCGGTAAAGACGTTTTCTCGTGAATTTTTAAATTCTATAAATTTAAATAAAAAAAATAAAAGTCAATTTTTTATTGCTTTAGATGATTTACTAATCGGCGCTTGTCGAAGTTTTACGAGTTTCATTCATGACACTGGAATTAGCAGCAATGGAAAATACATTACCGTTCAAAATATGGACGGTTGGTTAAAAAGTTTACAATTACCTACTTACCAAGTAAAAGTTGCTTCGTTTTCGTTCAACGAACGTTTGACTTCTGAAATTGTCATGTTCTTAGGAAAATGTGTCAAATCTATTGTTTTGTCAGAAATGAAAATAACGTCACGATTCGTAGATATTTTTAAATATTATATGGCTGCGCTTGTAAGTTACTCGATGGTTTCAGCGTACGCAGGAAAAAAAAACTTAGAAGTAGCAGATTTACTAGAAAGCATAAGAAGTTTTACTGAAACTTTTATAGTTAAGAATAAATATCATGATATTTGTATCTATGATAAGAATTCTGGTACCGTTGATCCTGATTATATTCCTACCGAAAGTGAAGAAACGGAAGTTGAGTCAGAAATGGAAACAGACGATGAAGTAGATGTAGAAAGCGAAAAAGATATTGATAAATTAAACTTGATCGCTTCTAATATGATGTTTGAAACCAAAGAAAAATTTAAATTTAAAAACCCATTAAATGAAAAAGAAATCGAAGAACGTCTTCAACGTATCTCGATTCCTATTAGTATGAACGAACGACACGATCAAAGAATGAATCTTCAGTTACATTTAATGAAAAATATAGCCTCTTCTAAATGCGTGTTATGTTTCAGTTCTTCGACTAAATCTAAAATCGAATTGGAAGAAGGCAAATGCGCGGTGTTGTGTTGTAAAAAATGTTTCAGAGAAATTTCAATGATTAACTGCGACGTAAAATCGCTTGTTAAAAAAATCAACACGTGTAGATACCCACCTTTACTGTTTACTGTTAAAGATAATAAAGAACGTCAAATTATTCTAGAAGACGTTCCAGAAGATTATCTAGTGCGAAATAAATCATTAAACGTGTATTCAGAATATTTTGTTTCAAAAATATTAAAACAAGACAAACAAGATCCAAAATCAAGAAAACGAAAATATTTCACAGCGATCAATAGTAAGACTTTAATTTTGTGGAAAAAAAATCCAGATGCACAATTTAACGAGGATTTAACTAGCGGACACTTTAGTAAGCTGATTGACCGAGAACCGTTAGACTCTGAGGAAAAGCAATTGATATTTAAATACTTTAAAACCATGTTTGATTATTATACTGCAGAAACACATATTTTATTACCTTATTCGTTTCATGATGATATTTTTGTAAATGAATTAAATGGTGTATATGACAAATCTAAAGAATATTTCACTTCTAAAGATAAGATTTATATATTTAAATCTGATGCAAAAAAATTTATTTGTGTTATTGATTTGGAACAAAATATTCTGGTTTATGAAGGATGCAAAGGAGAAGAAAAAAATTCAAAATATGTTGTAAATAAATTATCGATGTTTTTAAAGTTCCTCGGTCATACAGATTGTACAGTTATTGAGAATTATTCTTTACAAGCTGGAAATTTTTTTTCTGATTGTTTGTGTTTTATATTTGATGTTGTAAAATCTAAAAAAAATTTATCTAAAATTATTCCAAATACAACTATCATGCATATTGTACAATTTTTAATTAACCCTAAAAAAAAGTACAAAAAAATTAAATTAAGTTAAAAATAAATTTACATTTTTCTTATATAAATATATACATATACCAAAGATATATTATAGACTTTATAATTTTTTGTGTGCCATATTTTACCAAGTTTTAAAATGATTTTTTATCGTCTTTTTAAATGATAATCACGTTTTGGAGTGACATTTCATCACGTGTTATTTTATATTTTATATATATTTTATATGCATTTTATATCACGGAATGTGTTACATATTGTCACGTGTGTTAAATAATAAATTGTATTTCTATGATAAATGTAATAAATCAAACCTATATATTATATTGTATATATTTCTTTTAACCTGTTCCAAGTTCCTTTCGATAGTATTCCTGTTCCAAGTTAGTACTCGCGATGGAGCAATTCATGATGTATAAAGATTCTTTGCTATTATTTTATCAGTTAAATAAAAAATTAAAAAATCAGTATGATTTGATTAGTGATGCACTGATAACTTATCGTTTTTCTACTCAGCCTTTAAACGTCTTACAAGAAAACGATTTAAATTGTTTATATATTTGTTTGGAATTTGAAAAAGATTATTTAAATAGAGTTATTACAGAACAAGAATATATAAATACGGTGATAGATTTTTACTCTAACGTCAGTAGATTTGAAACAGTTCGTCATGACGAGACACGAAAACGCAAACGTGAATTTAACTAAAAAATGCGATAGTCGAAAAAAAAATTTAAAGGATCAATCTTCAGTAAGTAATAAGAAGAAACATAGGCATCAGCATCGAAGACATCATCATAAACATAAAATAAACAACAACGGACAAATGTTATGTGACAAAAAAGTATCGCAAGATGTAAATAAAGACACTAACGGTGCATCGACGCTGCTAAAGAAGACAGAAGACGAAGAGGACCAACAACGACAACTACTACCAATACAAATTAATTTGGTTCTTCACTATCATCAATACTTGATAACTCCAATTATTTATAAAAAAGTTAAAACTTTATTTCTTGAAAAATATATTTTGGAACAAGAACTGGAAAAAAATAAAATCGTGTAATATGTCGCCGTTAAAGTGCTTGTTAATACTTTTAGGTTTGTTTTTAAGTGCTTCTCTTATCGTTCTATTATTTTGTATAGTGGGAATTAACGTAGGAAAAGGATATAGATCTTTAAAAGAGAACAGTGATTTGGATTTAAATCCAGTAAACATTTCAGAATATTTACAAGATTTGTCAAAAAAACAACATTTATTTAAACCACAAAAAGATTATTACAAATTATCTTTTGATAATATAAGTGAAAGCACTAACAGTATTCATTAGTTTTAAACTAATGTTTGTTTATTTATTAAAATAATAATTTATATATCTGTTTGTCAAAACTTTTAACAAAATAAAAATTTGTTAAGAATTTTTTGCTAATTTTTTGAGGTAAATCGTTTATCGTTTTTAACGCGCAATCCTCTTTAAGCGTGTTACGAACGATATCGATCGATGCGTTCCAATCTCTTCCTCCGTCCGTAGTTATACAATCCACCTTAACGAGATGGAGCTTATATTCGTTGACGAACCCTTTGAATATTGCGTTTTCAGAATTAATTCCATTTAATTTATGAAACAAGTCGTAATGATCACGCGATAAAAATTTGCCGTGCGTATGAAATTTACCTTTGGTGTACACGAACCAGACAGCTGTATTCGGGACGTGAAACCAGTAAATCGCGTCTTTATAAGATTCCGTCAAAACAAAATTTTCACGCGGTATAAATAAATCAAAATTTTGACTTAGTTCATTTACTTGTTCGATAGTTTTTTTATCGTTTTCCAAAGATAATAATATATAAAAACTTTGTATTATTTTATAATGAAAATTTTTGAAAATATCCGTTAAATAATCCAAATTAAAAGAATTTAATGTCATCATACCTATTATTGAACAATATTCGTATAAAGTTATATATTTTTTTTCTTTCAAATATATTAATTTATTTGCTAATAAACCGTATTTAGAATGAATCGATAGATTTTTTGGTATATGTTTAAATTTATTACTAATAATTCGTGTCCATTCTATAAAACGAATTTCTGAAATATATTTAAAATTATTCATAAAAACCGGATATTGCTCGGAGCATATTTTATCAACGTTAATCATTAAAATAGTTATACCTAAATTTTGTTTATTAATTAGTTTATGGTTATTTATATTAATTAATTTTTTATAATTAGATTTATCTTGTAAAATATACGTTTTTGTTATTTGCGCTTCGTCTACGCATTTACTTGTAATTTTTTTTACGCCTTTTTCTTTATCGTATATCACATTCATAGGCGGTTCCCGATCCTTAGCGTTTATTAAATTAGTTAAAGCATCAAAAAAAATAGAGTCTTTACTTTTTTTATTTTTTTCGTTATCTGAAATTTTTTTTTTAATAATTCTAATAGTACGTAGTAATTTATACTTTTCTTCTTCCGATGAACTGTTATTTGTATATATTTGATAAAGAAAAGTTAATTCTGAAGAATCGTATTCAGATAATAAAGGAACAAGATCTGAAAAACCAAAAAAATACATACGTTATTATATTTTATTGCTTTATTTATTACATAATTGTATAATTATATAATTATTTTTTACTTTCATAAAACATCAAGTTATTTGGTAAATTATCAAGTATGTTAAAAAATTCTTCATGTTCTTTGTAGTTTTCTTCGTAAAATTTAGTATATAATTCCATAAAGTTTTCACAATTTTGTTTTCTATGAACATCAATTTTATTTCTTATAGAATTTTGAACATCTTTTATAGTGTACTTAAAATTCGATGACAGAACCGCAACATCTAAAATCGGAACGTTTAAAAGTTTACCCCAATATAAATATACCAGATATTGAGCTTGAATATATTGAGTATTAAAACTATTTATTCTGTCGGAACCGTCGTTCCTTTTTCGTAAAATCAAAGTCACAAGTTGAATGTTACTGTTAACTATGAAAATTGTAGGCACATCTTTAATTGTACGGCAATACGCCACTGTTTCGTGTATTGCGATACGTTTACTTAATTCGTCAAGACAATCAAAAACTTTTTCTTTAGAATTTAAATTAATTTTTTTTGCACATAAGTAATGGATATAATAAAATATTAAATTGGAATACGGACATCGATCGCGTACGATATAAAAATCGTCGTTACCCAATATTTTCGGAACGTTTATAGTCAAAGAATTTATTATATACTCTAAAACTCTGTAAGGATCGATGTTATACAGTAATCCTTGAGTAACACACTTATGTGTTATATTTATTTTGAAATAAATTCTATTCATACTCTGACATAAAGTCGTTTTCCCAATTCCGCATGGTCCATCTATACATATTTCTTTATAATTATTATAATTGTTTAATTCGTTTAAAGAAGACCATAATTTCGGTTTAATGTTTCTTCGTGAATCTGTATTGTACGTGCATTTATTTATTCGAAAATGTTTTTTAAAATTAAATTCTTCCTCACCGTCGTCCATTTTAAATCTTTTATTATCTTGATGCGACGATTCTTCTTCTTCGTTTTCATAAATAGACGACACTGCGTTCTTTAAAGAGGAGGTACTTGCTTGAAAATCGGTCATGGATATGCGAAATTTAAATACCGATGTTTGGGAAAGAAATCCTTCTTCTTCTTCGGCGCCTTTCCTCGATACCGCTGCCGCTCAGTCTCTTGATTCTGCATCGGTAACATGTCCAAAGAACAATAATTCCACTGTAGAATTATTAAGTCAAATATACGAAAATCCTGCAATATCTTACAAATACGTGTATCCTCGTTGGTATTCAAAAAGAGACAACGTAAACGTTAATGTTTATGGAATAATTCCAGAAGGAATTCCAGATGGTATTTCTTTAAACGCAAATTACGCTATTATTAAAGATATAGAAAATGTAAAACTAAAAAGATTAATTATATATTCCGAGCAACAACTAACAGAAAATTACCTTCGTAGTTTAGACAGCGTATTCGGACAACATCAGATGCCTTTATGGCAGTTAACCGGAAAATCCCACGCGTATATATATGATAAAATTATCAATTTTAATTTTTATACCACTTTACATGTAGATCAAGACGATTTTTCTGTCGTTACGCCGGTAATAGAATTTAGGAATTTTTTCTTTCGACATAAAATAGCAACTGTTTTCGTAAATCGTAAAGGAGATAAAGTGTACAAGCTGTGTCTCCCTAAACGTGTCGCGCGTCTTATGATTTATATGCCTGAAAATTTTTATTCTTATTCGTTTGACAACAAACGAGGTTTTTTCAAAATTAATAACGATTTAATTATTCAGGTTTTTAGTCGTTATCCTTTAACTTCTCAGTCTAACATAGTAGTATCGTCAAACGATAATGTATTAGTAACCGTTTATAAAAGCGAACTACGTAACGAAGTTCTCGAAATATTTACTGCTTTTGGAATTGTTAATATAGACTTTTCTTCTCCTTACAGGATTATCGGTTATGATAAATACGTCAAATTAATAGTCGGTTCGTTAGATAATTTATATTTATAAATTTTTAAAAAAAACATTTAGAGTTATGGAAACTAAAATGGAAATAGATGAAGAAAAGACAACGTCGTTACACGACAAAGTATCAGAAATCTTAAAAGATTGTATAAATAAACAATATTCGCTAAACGACGAAAATTTCACGTCAAAGTTGGACGATTCTCCAAATTTACAAATAATCGATATAGAAAATGTACCTTCCGATCATGTTATTATTCCTATACCTGAAATTTTTGTTAACGTAGTTAATCAAAAAAAACATCACATTAAACAAAATTTTGTAGCTATTCCGTTCGAAGTTTTAAAATACCATATAAATTTAATGCTTCGAATAGAAGAATCAGTTAATGCTGCTGACATATTTGAAATAAATAAGGATTTTACAACTAAAATAATTAATTCAAAAACATTTATTAATAATAAAAATATAAAATATATAATTAATTTTCTTGACGCTTTTAACGAATTTCAGATAAGAAATACGTTATCCGATTTACACGTCGATGTTTACACGAACGGAATAAGCGTAGACGTTATACGTATATATAAAAATAAAGGTGTAAACGAATTTGGAATGTTGGAATCTTGGGATATCGGTTCGGTGTTAGGTTATAGTTTATTTTCTCAAATCACAGATAAAGAAGATCTAGAAAAAGTACTAAAAATCACAAATACAACCGATTATAATTTTATGCTATTTTGTCTTAAAATGTTTGAAAAAACTTTACTTTTCGACAAACTTAGATATTACGATAATATTTTAAAATTTAGTACTCTTTGTTTCTTTTATTTATCTTTGTTATCAAATTCTTTAGTATTAAAAAATTATGCTTCTACTGATGTATTGTTTAATATATTAATTTATTTATTAGACTGTTGTATAAAAACAAAGACTGTACATTATTGGAGACTGTACAACAAAGAATTTCTAACAGATTTTCAACGAAATTATAATAAAAATTATATATTGATTAAACTCTGTTTATTAGCTGAAAGTAAAGATCGTTTTAATACGTTTATTAAAATAGTTAGTGAAAAAATCGATTTTTTAAAGTCCGTTACTTATGAAAAATACGAAAAAAGTATCGAAAACAGTATAATCGAAATAGATAATTTCGGTAAATTTTATCATTTTAACTCTAAAACTTTAGTAAGTATACTTTCGATTTTCGGAGAAGCTGATTTTCAAAAATTTATAGAAACAGCAGAAAATATACAACATACTTGGACAACAACTCAAACGATGTTATCGCCCACGTGACATTGAAAAGGGAAAAATAATCAAAACTCAATAAATATTTGTAATAATTACAATTTATTTATATAATATAATTGATACAATACACAATACGTGTACACATGTTACTACATTATTCTTGGTTTAAAGTAATATTTATATTTTTTTGTTCTTCAATTTCGTTTTGGTATTCGTTATACAATAAATGAAACAATGATTTTTTCAAATTTGAAGGAAGTTGACGAATTAATTCATTAGCATTTAAACCCTTCATATTTTCTTGTTTACCTTCGTTGTAACGAATTTGATGCTGTTTGAACAACGAAGCGTGAGAAACTTCCAACTCGTCGTTGGCTATTGTTATGAGTCTTTTTACGGTTTCTCTAGGCGATACATATATAAGAACAGCTCTTTTGAATATGAATAAATTATCTGTATCAAATACAAAATCTGATAAACCTAAAATTTCTGTCTCTTTGTCGTTTAACAAAATTTTTATATTGTGTTTATTTTCTACAGCGTAACTTTCCATTATTAACAAATTAAAAGAGCACAATTTGGATATCGGAGATACAAATTTACAAATAAGTTTATTATCGTTATTCATATATGCACCAATTAATTGTTTGTCGTAAAGACCCACAACCGCAACGACGTGTTTCGGTTTATCACAATAGTACATTGGTTTATTTATACCTTTTTTATTAATCCATAAAGAATTCACGCCTTTAAACTTATCTATGAAATTTTTTTCGTTTAAGTATTTTTTTAGAAAATTTATCCTATTTAAATAATTTTCATCTAACGTGTAATCCTTATGTTTGAATTCAATAACGTCAATAATTTTTATTTTATTTCCTGTATTCATAATAACATCGAAAATAATATACGAATCTAAATCTTCATTCAAAAAATATAAATGAGAACAAGAAAACTGATCTTCTAAATGAATTAATTTAAAAGGTAAAAGTTTAAAATATTTATCATCGTTAATCAACATACAAGAATTAGAAACTAATAATAAAAATCTAACTGGTGCAGAAATTATTGCCATTTTTATATAATCATCCTTATTTTCGATTTCGTTTTCATCATTTACTGATTTTATTTCATTTATCGATTTATATTTAGGTAAATTATGAATATAAAATTTAGGAAATCGTATATTATTCTGTAAAATATTTTGAAACATACGTAAATATATTGAATTACAGTTATTTATAGCACTTTCAATGTTTGTATAATTTTTTACAAATTGATATAAAATATTTTCTTGCGCAGATTTTGATGTTTGTTTCTTTTTAATTTCCTTTTCATCTGGAGATTTGCATAATATGCTTCCGTCAATATAAGGATAATAAGTAGTTATAAAAAATTTTAAATATTCTTTTGAAAACGGTAAATCATACTGAGAATTAATAAAATATGTTATAGTCATATTAAACACTTTTAAGTTTGTACTTTCATTATCAAACAATTTTTTATCATATACCTGTGTTGTAAATGTTTTTATATCGTCAAAACTTAAATTCAAATTAATTGAAAAATTAGAATTTCGATTGTATCTTTTAACAAATTCCATAAACGTTTTGACGAACTGTAAAATATTTATACTTAATTTTTTCCGTTTATTTTGTAACGGAAAAAGTTTCATTTTACGCTTAGTCGATATTTTTTTAGCAGTAGATGTTTCTTCTCCGTCTGCGTATTCTTCTCCGCCATCTTCTTCTTTTTCGTTTACAATTTTTTTAGATTTTTTGTAATTAATTTTATTATCTTTACTACTGATTTTTATTATTTTATGACTTTCAAAAGAACTCGTTGACGGTAAATTTACTTTTTCGTCAGAACTGTTGTCATCGTCTTCTTCTGATCCTTCGTTTTCGTATGACGAAGAAACTTCTTTTTCTGAACCTTCATCGTCGCTTTCCTTCTCTTCTTCGTCGCCTTCATCTAATATTCGTTTCATGATCAAATAAATCAGGTAGTCACCAAATAAAAGACAGTAAACGATTGTGTTGGAAGTCACTGTCGTGCAGCACTATCGCTTTCTTCGGTTTTTTGTCAAAACTCAAAAGCAATTTCCAAGACAGAGTACGAGGTATCACGTCGCACGTTACCGGTCGATTATAAGCTTCGGAAAAACAGACGACTTCTTTATACTTGCCTTTATCGTTTTTATTTACTTGTAAAACATTCATTATAGTTTTTCTTTCTTTTATTATAGCGTACCATAATGTTTTGTTAGATTTATACGATTCGTTTAATTTTTTTATTACTACTTCATGCTCGATCTTTTTTATATCCGAAGAACTTTCTTCGTACGGTAGAACTTGTACGTTTTCGCTATCAGTTAATACATTTTTTAAAATTTTCTTTCTTTCTGATAAAAGTTTATGTGTAACTTTTTCAAATCCAGCATATTGAATATCGTATACGTGATATACATTTGTCGGTGATAAAACACCGTCAAAAACACATCCGCTAATATTGCAATTAAATATCAACGGTACTGTTATATTTTTTACTATATTACAATATTTGTTAAAAAATAGAACGTTTTCATTTTGCTTATAAACACAAAATATACGAACTCCTTTTATTTTTTTTTCAGTAATAGTATTTTGTAAATTTAGAAATTTACTACAACTTAATTTTGTTACTAAAACAGGTTTTAAAGGATAAATATTGAATAAGCGAGCAAAATATAAATTTTTAAGGTGTGCGGTATTGTCGATTACAAACGAAGAACTCTCGTTAGGAATAGTCACAGACGATAATTCATTGTTTTTATCAATTACATTACATAAATCTATTTTTTTTACTTGTTTTGTAGTGCTACGTTTAAGCTTTTTTCTTTTTTTTATCACGTTCGATATGGAAAACATCGCCCAACTTAACGATTTGTTACTAGACAACGATAACGTACCCAACGACTATGTAATAGAACCTATATCGAACGAAGATTATACAAGACCAGTGTCGCCAAACGAAAAAAATTTTGGAGAAGAATATCGTATATTAAAAAAAATCGATATTAAAGACGAATTTTATACGCAAAAAACATTAAATGAAAATAAAATAGAAAATTTATCTAAAGAAGAAGATGAAGAAGAACTAAACGAGCAATATTTTAACGAAAAAAAAAAATTAAAACCTACAGAAACAAACAGATATTTCTCGATTTTAAATATATCGGCATCATTGTTAAAAACACCATGCAAACAATGTTTTTTACAAAAATGTATATGTAAAGAATTTTTGTAATTTTAATTATCTCAACTTGTATTTGCAAGATTATTTAAGTAAAAATATCCAGTATATTAATTGTTACTATCACAACCCATTTTATTATGACACCATATAATTACCGACCTTAGTTCAGCGTCGTTCTTCACGTACACTATATTACGCTCTTCAATTTCTTCACTGAAAGTCACGATAAATTCTTCTTCATCGTGGTATGTATCTAAATTAACTATTACAGATAAAGAATGCGGTAAAAAAGGTTCCCATATTTTGTGTTGAACAATAGTTTGTTTATTTTTGCTTTCTATAGAAAATTTAACTTGATTTGTAGTTATAATTGTTTCGTTAAATTTTAAAATAGCTTCTTTTCTGAATACCGATGTAGAAACGAGTTTAGGTTCTTGTAAAACACCGTCAAATTTTTTATTAGGAGTGTAATTTTTAACAAATACAATATTATATTTTAAAATATCGTATATAACACATTCTAAAGGAGCAGAAGGATATCTATATACTTTTTTAAAATTAAAATATTTGCAAATATATTTTTCTACGATGCGTCGAGCACAATTTTCCAATACATAATCAGTAGTTTCTAATTTTGTATTAGTATTTTCCTTTTTTAAAAAAGTACAAGGTTCTAATATGAATACGATATTTTCTTGTGATACTTGTTCTTTTAGTTCTTCGGGAAATTGTTGATTTAAATACGTTTGTGTATTTTTAATGACTTCACAAATAGTTTTCTTGCTTTTTAAATGCATAAAAACAACTTCTGCACATAATTTCATGAAATGATGTAACGGTGAATGTATAACCAGGTCCGGTTGTTTTTCAAATATTTCTTTTATAAGTAAATACGTTTTCAGATTCGTTTTACATCTTTGTTCTTCACGTCCGAAAGCTGTGTCTGCCTTTATTTGTTGAAAAACACCATAATTGACAACTTTATATTTTTTGTATTCTAATTTTTCTTTTAATTTTTGCAATAAAATATCATTAAAACTTTCTATAAATATCATGTTTGAAAATATTCGCGTATATAATACGACGAAGAAAGATACTTCGACGTCGATAGAGTCTATGACGTACTGAGGTTCGTTCAATCGTAATCGACCGGTTATAACTGATAATTTTTGCACAAAGGTAAATATAGTCTCGATCTTTTATATGTTTTTTTAACTTATAAATTTTATTTCAACTATAGTATTCTTAAAAACCGATAAATTCATAAATTGACTTTGAATGTTAAAAGATTTATACTCATCTCTGCTCATTTTAGGCAAGTACACCGTTAATTTTTCCGGAGGATTTGTTTTTTGTAAAATTTTTGTTATAACTTGTAATACTTCTGTTACATCAACTCGGGAAACTACGTCTGTCGGGTATCGATCGATTATAAGTAAATCGTAATCGTCATTAAGGATATTTATTTTACATAATTTTAATGATATATTATTGGAGTCTACTAGTAAATTTTTGACACCAAAAATTTTTCCTTCGGTATTACCGAAAGCGACAATCATTCTGACGATTCCTCGTTCCTATATACTTTTAGAGTATCATCATATACTTTTAATAAGTTTTTTAAAAGTTGACGAATTACGTTAGTCCGTGTAATATTGCCTACTATATTATAAAGTTGAACTCTATAGATTTCGAGTTCTTTTTGAGTGTTAGGAATAATTTGATATATTTCTAATATTTCCGAAGGAGTCTTTTTCTTTTTATATGCTTCTTCGACTATGTTTTTTGTTAACTGGTTTGAAGATTGTTTTCCTCTTTCATATAAGGCGTTAATTTGATCCGCAGACCGTCCTTCGTAAGCTCTATTATTAACCAAATACGTTAATTCTCGAATAACAGTCCCATCTGGAGTGTCCGAGCTTAAATTCTCTAAACCGTCAATGTTTATAGATTGTTGTTGGTTTTCATTGGTTTGTTGATCTTGTGACATCGTTTGATCTTGTGATTGTTGTTCATCAATCGGATTTTTATTCAAAATTGTTTCTGCAGAAGGAATAGGAATAATTTCTTTAACAGGCTTACCTGAAATTTGTAAATAAAAACCTTTTTCTAGTATTTTACTTGCTATATCATTAAATTTAGTATATAAATAAGAGTTATTAGACGTCGAATCGAACATATCGTTTAATAAAACTCTTATGTTTACAGTTCTATCTTCACACGTTAAAATTCCATTTTTTAAAGGTACAATTAAAGAATTGTATTTAAAAATCGCATTATTGATTTTAATTTCTGTATTTATTAGTTTTGTTTTAATTGCTATTAAACGTTTAACTAAAGCTTGATATTTTTTAACATTTTTAATGTTATCATTTTCTTGTAAATTAAATGTATCGCTAATTAAATTCAATTGCGATGTAGTATTTTTGTAATTTAGTATATGTTCTTGAATTTTTAATGCTTGATTTTCTAACAAACAGAAAAAATCGTTAATACATTCGTAAAGTTTTTTTATATTTGGTATAATTTTGTTTAACAAAGAAAAATTATACATTAAATCTTTAGACTCTTCTAATTTTATTTTTTTAGAAAATTCTGTTTCAGCGGTGTGTATTTTTTTTATATATAAGTCTTTTGTTTCGTTAATTTCACTTAATAAACTTGATATTTCTTTTTCTAATTTATCTAAATTAATAGCGCCGTTGTTTATAGTAACATAACACGATACAGTTTTTATATCAGTACCCTGTAGTTTGTCATAACATAACGGTATTGATATTGTATTGTCATTTTCTGTAACGATTTGCTTTACGTTATCCATTATTATGAAAAATTATAGAACTTTTTCTGTTTCAGAAGACCTATTTTAAAAACATTTACATATGGAATCGTTCTACAAAGAAGCTTCGTCGTATAACAAAGAAGATGAAAAGAAAAATGAAAATGCATTGTTTTATGAAAAAATTAACATCGATTTAGATTACAATTTTTTTAAATTAATTTTCGGACCTTGTAACGAAACAGAATGGTCTATTACACTACAGTTTGAAAAAAAAGTACATGCAACTGTGTTAAATAACATAAATCCTAATTCGTATATTTTAGAAGAACGTCTATATATTAAAAATCATAATATATTCAAAATTAATAATAATCAATTAATAATATGTAAAAACGATGAATCTAATAAGGATATCGTATTAAGGATTGATGATTACGGTAAAAGAGTTACTGGAAAAATTAAAACTCGTTTAAACGATCAATGTTTATATAACTGCAAAAAAAATTATAATTATGAAATAGATATAAATCAAAAAATAACAGATAATTTATATTCGAAAGCATTAACTATAAATAATAAAAGATATAAAATTTGGTATTTTTATGTTGCTACAAGTATGTATTTGAACGATTCTGTATATTTTAAAATTGCGGTTAGACAAAATTTAGATGACGACAGTAAAATCGAAATTAACGTAGAATGCGAATTAGAAAATATATTATCTGCTGACAAAAATCTTGATACTTATGAAAAAGAAATACCGAAATATGTTTATTTTATAACCAATCATTACTATAATTTATTTATTAACGAACATCACATATGGAAAGACGATTACGATATTATTTTTTTATCAGAACAACCTATAATATGTAAACACGTTTCAGCTAATTGTGTTTTTTCAGAAAAAAATAATAAACAAAGTTGTTTTAACGATACAGTTTTAAATATAATAACATCTGCTGTTTTACAGAATATAATAAATGAAGAAAAAACTGGATAATTTGTAAATAGTTTATTATATATAAATATTGAATAATAATACAATATTATTACATATTTGTATAAATTTTATTGTACATTATTGAATTGAAAATAAAATATTATATAATACATTTTTAATTATTTTATATATAATACATTTTATTATATTATTGTTCCGTTAAACCCGGAAATAAAATATTATACGGAACACTTTGACTTACATTTTCAATATTTAAAAACTTATTATCTATAGGTTCTTGTTTGATCATTTTTCTTTGTATATAAGAACTATAATTTACTGCAAATAAATCAGAATTAGTAGGTATATGTATATTTTTTCTAGATACGTTAATTATTTCATTTGTTATCCTGTTTTGCATAATTTGCGGACAAAGTTTATTTTTTATTAAATCTGTTATACATTTTATCGCGTCTTGTTCATTTTTATAATTATTAATATCGACACAACACTCTTTGTATAAAATAGAATACATTTCGTTTTGAAGAGCGGTATAAAATTTAAACGACGATCTCGTAAAATCTGATCCTTTGTTTCTAAGCCTTCTTCTATAATCGCATTTTGCGATATTAGTATCGATTAAAATCAAGACATTGAGTTGTTTTCTAAAAAACTCATAACTCGGCAATTTTTGTAATTTCTTAAAAACATATGAAAAATCCTTGAGAAAATCTTCATGAATTTTACGATCGAAAAAAACGTTCCCGTACGTAGTTAAAAATTTATCAAACATTCTCCATAGCAAAGACCATTCCATACAATTTAACGGAGATCGGTCAAATATAGTAAAAGTGTGAAAATTATTTAAAGCGATAAAACCGGACAAAATATAACCCAGCATCGAAGGTCCGTAACTATTGATATTTTCAATGTTGTAATTATTAGATATTTTATATCCAGGCATATTCAGGTTGGAAATAATAGTAGATTTTAAAGTCGCTGAAGTTCCGTCGATACATAAAGCGGCGAATTTGGACATCTTTATCTGAAAAATAAAAATAAAGAATGAGTTTTACGGCAGTGGATTCAAAAAACGCTAGAGACTACGCTCAAACAAATATAATTATAAGATATATAAGAAAAATTTACGAAAAAAGACCAAATATAGCATCCGAAATTTCTTACGAAATTAAAGATAGCGAAAGATACGCGCCGGAATCTTTAAAAGATTCAAATAAAGAGATAACCGTAAAGTTATCTAAAATTATGTGTAACGATTTACTATCATGCAACGCCGCAAAAGAAACATCTATGTGCACAGAAAAAGAGGAGGCGTCGTTTTATAGAGTCGGCGAAAACGAATTCGATATTCAATGTCAACCGGCGTGTTATAATTTGGGCATAAAGCCTAGTTATAATTCGGAAGGTAAAAGGAAAACCGATTCTATACGTTTAAATTGGAACGGTGACGCGTGTCATATCGTGCCTGACAAAGCTACGTATTTAGAAAAACCTTTTTATAGATCTGCGACTGTATACGAAAGACGACTGAACGACATGCCAACCGGATTTACCAGAATAGACGATTCGGTTAACAGATACGGATGCGGTTTCACTTACGTACCAAATAAAACGTATTGCGGTTATTACGATAAGATATTAGAATCCGATTTATCCTGTTCTTTAACGTGGTGGGAAAAAGGTTTAGACGCAATAGTCGGAATGTCTCTCATCAATAATATAAAATCAGCAGTAAGAACTTTGTATAACGATAATAAACCGTTCGACGAGCCTTCTGATTTACCACCAAAACCTACAACTATTCCTGAAATTAACACGTTGAAAGGTTGGGAAAATTACAGAAACCCGTATTTTGTTTTACCCGAATTAATAGACACAACACCAAAATCTATAAAAAATAACGTTTCTACGCATTCTAGAAGAAAACGGGAAATCGAACAAGCTCATAATCAATCTACGTTTATGAAAAAAAGAATGGGTTTGCCGATAGACTCCAAACAAGACAGCGGTTATTTATCTTTACAAAACTTAGACGACAATAAAATTAATATGTATACAAATATCGTAGACGCTATCGTTCAAAATATTATAATAAACAAAGAATTTTGGGCTTCTGTAGGTGTAAACATCGCAACTGAAGCAGCTTTAAGCGGAATTAAAAAAATGTGTACAAAAATCATAGAAAAAGTAGGACTGATAACCGGTGAAAAAATAATTACTCTCGGCGGTTCGATCGGTATCAAAGTAGTTTCCGAAGCGGTAAAAAGTTTCGCGTTTAAACTAATCGTCAATCAAATAATATCTATAGCTTCAAAATTAACTATTATGATCGCTAAATTTACAACCGCGACCGCCAGCGTGATCGGTTGGATTTTAGTCGGTACGATGATTCTAGATTTAATTTTCGCCTTTTGGGATCCTTACGGTTATAATAATTTATTTCCTCCTACCTTACCTAGAGATTTGATGTACGCTAGCGAACAAGCTTTACGACGAGCGACCGAGCAACCTTCTGTTACATTTGAATTTCAACAACTGGTTAAGCTCTTATTAACCGAAGACGAAATTTTAGAAATCGAAATAGCCGGTCTTACTGACACCATCACGTATCTCGACGCTTTAGTAGTTAATTCCGAAGGCGCCGTGATCGACAAAGGAGATTACGTTAATTTAAACGGAACGAAAACCGAAATTATTGTTGCGAGTAACATTTCTCTGGCGAAAAGAGTACGATTTAACGAAAAAGATTTCAATGAATATAATAAAAATTTCCTTTTTAGAGTTCAAATAAACAAATATCTTAATTATTTAAATACGTTTTTGCTGATATGTAGCGGAATCACTTTGTTATTCGGTTTATATATATTAGCTCTGTTCCTTATGTTTTGTACGTTACTCGGCTACTCATTCACCCGACTGGAATTATCCGACGACAACGTTCTAAACGCCGTCAACACTTTAAGCTTCGGAAAAAATCAAGAAGCGTACGTAAACGAATCGTATGTTTTAACTAACAAAAGTGCTGCTGACTTTTAAAAAAAAAATGAGTAAAAGAAACAGAGAAAACGAAATAGATACAAATTATTCTACTCATTTTAATAGTTCGAGATTAAATCCAGAACAGAAAAAAATATTTGATTTCGTTCATTTACACAAAAACAATAACGAAGGAAATATCGTGTTGATTCAAGCCGGACCAGGAACCGGAAAAACTTTCACCATGCTCTCTCTGACTGTGTCGTGGCCTAGACAAGTGAACGTAATTATATTTAAGAACGATTTATTAGATATTTTTAACAAATGTAAAGCAAAATGTTATAGTGTGACAAAGTTTCTAATGAGAGCGTTCAATATGGATTATATGCAGTATAAGTATTTTGAAATTATGTTAAATAAAAACATAAATGCTTACGATTTTATAAATGCTTTTTTTGGTTTATTAAAAAATTTTAATTTAGAATTTGATCCTAAACAATTATATATTTTTGATGAATATACATTTATCAGTAAACCAATTTTACTTATAATTTTAATACATTTAAAAATCAATAATTGTAATGCAATTTTTTGCGGAGATAAAAACCAATTACAATCTATTCGTAAATGTAATAATTTATTATCTTCTTCTTATGATATTATTCATCATTTTGCAAATAATGTGTATGTGTTAAATAAAAACGAAAGATGCAGTGACGTCGAATATGATAACGAAATTAAATATATAGCTAAATTTGTGAACGATGATAAAATGTCCAAGCATCCGTTTATAAATATTTTATGTTCGAATCTTTTTCATGATAAATTATTAAATAATTCTGTCGTAACCGATACGATACTAGGTTTTCATCACCGTACTATTACCGAAGAAGTTCATTCTTGGTTTATGGATAAAAAACCCGATGAATCAAACCTTAAATCGTATTGTTCTTTTTATTATATCATTTCGAAAAATTCGACAGATAAAGTTAACGGAACGCAAATTGAAAATTCTCACGTATTTATTCCTCACGTGTGGACTCGATATATAAAAAATCAAGGAAAAGTTGAAAACTTTTTACCTTATTTACCGTTAATCGAAGGTAATGCATATTTTTACGAAGAATTATCAGAAAATAAATTAGTTACTTTAATACAAATTTTAAATGAAAACGAATTAGTTATAGAATTACAAAATAAAAAAAGAATTAACATAGGTAAAACTAAATGCGACAATGTAACTTTTGAACGCCATAAAGATTTTATTTTAGGGCCGGGAGGAAAAGGTTATTTGCTAAATTTTAATTTGTATCCTGCTTTTTTTTTAACTATTCATATGAGTCAAGGAAGAACGATAAAAAATAATACTTCTATATTGTTAAAAGAAGCGACGATAAGGGCTTTGTATGTAGCTCTTTCTAGAGTAAAAGATAAATCTCAAATTAATAAAATTTCTTTACCGAATAGTTTATTTTTAATTATTTCTACGATATATAATTATCCTATTTTATGCGAAACTAATAAAATATCTCTTTCTGAAATAATAAAAAAATTGGAATCGGACGGTTATTATTATTTATCTTGCGATAATATATTAAATCAAAACGAAATTTTAAATTCGTTAATAACTTTTTACTCCACTTCAGATATAGAAATTAGAAAAACAGCTAGAACAAAGTTATGTAATTTAGTTAAAAATTGGAAAGTGGATATTGTATATAATAAAGAATTAAATTTTAACGATTCTGATGTATTATTATCGTGTTTAAACTTTTTATTACATAATTGGAAAATTCTTCATAAATTAATGACTATAGATGAAAAAGATGCATTTATATGGTTAAAGTTATATATTGATAATTCTTCAGATATTCAAGATATAATACAAGTGAACGAATATCCTAAAATTGATAGGAAAAATATAAATTCTTTTTTAATGTTATCACGTTTATTATATTCTTGCCCTCAAAACGTCAGTATAAAAGAATACATAGCGCAACGTTCTCTTATAAAAGATTATTACTCTAAAAAAATTAATATCGAAAGCATTAATTTAGTAGTCTCTGAATTTCAAGAAGAAATTATAAAACTACCTTCATGCGAGATAACAGTGGAATATTTAAATACAGCGCTAGACAAGTTGACAGACACAGTTGCCGATCGTCTCGTCTAGCGTGAGAATAGTACGCGTTGCAACAACAATAATGTTATTATTTCTGCTTGTGCTTCTTCCTATGGTAACGAGTATCGATTCAGCGTACGTAATTAAACAATGTGAACGCATCGACGGAAACGAACACTGGTTAAAATGTCAAACGTTAAAAAAACTACCTAGATTTAACGATTCTAATGTCGAGTTTTTAGATTTAAATGATAACACCATAAGTGTAATAGAGGATAATAAGTTACAACTAGAAAATTTAAGAAGTTTAAATATCGCACGAAGTAAAATTTCTGTTGTGCAGAGTCAATCGTTTAGATTTTTAAATAAACTTGAATATATAAATCTTTCGAATAACAATATTTCTTATTTAGATGAATTTTTATTCACGTTTAATAAAAAATTAAGAAGTATAGATGTATCTTATAACATTATTATACATATAGAATTTTTAATTTTAAAACATTTGCACGAACTTTCATATCTTGATGTATCTTTTAACAATTTAAACGACTTAAATTTTCTTCAAAATATATATTATCCTTCTAATTTGGTGTTCAACGTGTCTAATAACCATTATTTGTATAGATTAAACGTGTACGAAATTTTAATTTTAAATTCTATCAAGTTTTTTAATTTTAATAATTGTAGTAATTTACATTGTGGATGTGATTTGAACGAATCATTTATGTGTAATGAAATAAGCGATAACAGTTTAAAAAATTATTTTCATTCGTGTGTTGTTGACTATCAAAATTCCAATTACGTACAAGAAGACGAAGACCAAGAAGAAGAAGAAAATAAAAAAAATAACAACAACAATATACAAGTATCTATCGTTTCAAACGTAAGCGTAGAAACGACAGACATCGATGCGATTCGTTTCACCGAAAAAAAAACCGAAGATAAATCTACTAACGAAATTACCAATTTATATGTTTCTGTAATCGGTATATGTTTGTGTATTATAATAATATTATTGTTATTATTATTGTTTTATTTGTTGCTGTTTTATACTCGAAATCTCTGTGAAGCAGAAAATTTACCAATACCGGAAATCCAAAATTCTTTTTATCGAAAAAGAAATTTACACGAAAGTGTAAAAAGAAAAAAACCCGACGTAGAAGAAACACATTTCTACGAAGTGCCAAAAATTATAAGACGAGATGCGGAAACAAAATACATAAACGTTACGCCGTTGGAAACCGATAACCATACTACTACTACTACTTCTACTACAAACGGTCCTTACGCCATTCGAAAAGTTTTGGACGGCGTGTATGAAAATACAGTAAAGAGAATATTTCCTTTTTCTTCTTTAGAAAGAAATCAACAACAACATACGTATGAGAATAATGTAGACGCTGTATTTTCACCTTCACAATCGACTTCTTCTCCAAAACCCAAATCTCTTTTTACGTTTTCATCAGAATATATGTCTCACCAACAAATGAAACAGCATAATAATAGAACCGTTTCTAAAAAAAAATATTCACCACCTTTAAATACTTGTTACAAAATGTAAAAAAAAAATGTTCTTTGAAAATGTTACTTTATAAATGTTCAATTTTTTTTTTATCTTTCTGTTACTAATGATTTAAGTAATATTTTGTTGTTGTATGAAATTTTATAAATGGAATCTGTAAATTTATATTCTATTAAAATTATTTTAAACGTTCTTGTATCAAAGTATATTCTTAAAACACAAAAACCTTCAATAGGAACTTCTGCTCCTTCTACGTATATAGTGCTAAAAGTTTTGAATTTTACATTTTTGTGAGCATATACGATTCTTGACACGCGTCCCATGTGGACGAAACGACAAATATTCCTGTCGAATGCACATAAATAAATGTATTCGGAATCAAAGCCGTATGCGACCGAATAAATTAAAGAGCATTGACACGAATAAATATCAAATAAAGTGTTCAGCGAATCGTATATACTCACTGAGCCGGAAAATTGAAACACGAAATCTTTTCGTCTGTCGTAAGCGAGATGATGCGGAAATTTTATTTGAATGTTTCTATTCGAGGAATCTCCTTTGTTGAGTTCTCTCAATAAAACTCCTTTCACGGCTCCGTATAAACCCTCGTATTTATTAAAATACGATAATATCGTAGAATAAGACATTTTAAAATTTTCAGGAAAGAAAGAAGAAATAAATTTAAATATTTTTGTTTCTGTTAATTTATTTAAATAAAGTTTTCTTTCACTATATGTTTTTGTTAATAACATGGTGTGTTTAAATCTGAAAATATCTACAATATAACATACAAATCCCGATTTATAATCCCAAAACATCCAAGACTTTGGTTTGTTATTTACGTCTAAGGGTAACATGACAACCTCGAAAGTACAATGAATAGGATAAGTAACTCTTTTAAATAAATTATTACATATTAATTCACAATCTACGTTATAACACTTACATTGGAACTCGCTGTTTACGTGTATAATTAAACGATAACCATCAAACAACGGTAATATGTCGTATATGTTGTTTCGAATTAAGTTTTCCATTTCAAAAGTATAGTTATCTTCGTCGACGTTTTTATATCTTTTTATTGCCGTTAATGATTTAGACGATACGTTATAATAATATTTATTATAATAAAAATTTAAAAAGCTTTGAGCTAAACCATGTATGGGTGTTTCATAATTACTATCGTTTCTGTTTTTTTTCAAATATTCTGGTAAAATATAACTAATAATACAATTTAAAAACATTTTATATGCTTTTGAATTTAAATTATGAATTACTATACGTTCTAAAATATTATAATTCGTTTCAACGATTTTATTTTCTATAAGATTTTGAAATAAATAAACAATGGTCGATTTATTATCGTTATTTTTTATATAAAGATACGTTTTATTTTTTTCACTTTCCAGTAATTTAGGAATTAAGTATTCTTCAATGCAATATTTGTATAAGTTTTCTTCGTTTTCTTGGTTATTATATTTACTGGAATGAAACGAAAATGTCGGACTACGTTCTATTGCAAAAGTTACAGGCTCGTTTAAGCGTATAAAAGAAGAACTCGGATCGGAGCGGTCGTTATTGTCTGCGTTTAATCGTAACGCCTCCGTCCGTTTAACGTTTTCCGCATTTTCTAATATAAAAATCAACATCGCTATATGTTTGGGGTGAAACGTACGTATAATTTCCCATGTTAATATTTTAGACGGTTCGAATTTATCGAATATATTATAAATTTTTTCTATCGTCAATAATGACATTGTTTAGAAATCATATACTTTTTGCGTTTAACCATCAGTTAAACGACTATATATTAACCGATTGTCCGTGTTACGAATCGTATAAACCTTATGAAAATTTTATTAAAAACGTTATTGACAATAGAACGTCGTATTCTGCATGTATATGTTATTATTCTTCAAATAGACGACGAATAAATCATAAAAGCGTACCTATATTATTTGGATCTTTTATAGATTTTCTTATTAGAGGTAAAAAAGCTGTAGAAGATTCTTTAATTTTTTGGGGATGTTTTATAACATTAGGTGTTGTAAAAATACCGGTTACTTTTTCAACGTTCGACGCGTTGTCGATGCATCCGAGGAAAGATAAAAAAGGTACTAAAGTAGAATGGTATTTGTTTCATAAAAATGAAGGTTTAGCTATACGATACCAAGATAAATTAATTACGTACACTTATAAAAAAAAAACATCTAATAATTTGGAATCGGATAAAGGAATAGATTTAATTAACAGTGCTAATCCTTTTTTAACTAACGCTAAACATACATATAAAGATTATTCAAAGCTTTGGGATGCAATTTTAGAACAACCGTTCGATATGAATAATTTATTTAGACGTTTAGCCATAAACGGACCGACCATTACGACTAAATACATCAAGTACGATATAAAACATAGACAGAAAAAAAAAAGTACAGGAACATATAAAATGAGTTCGGTTTTTAATAAAGGAACAATGTACTTTATATTAACCAAAAAATGCACGTTAGATTCTAATTATTCAGTAAAACCTTATCCAGAAAGTATCGATAATACCGTTCATGAGGGTAGAAGCGGTAAAATATTACATCTTTTAGCTTTAGTGACCAGATCTTGTAACGACGCTATAAGAAATTCGTCCGCTTTGGCTTTTCCTAAAGACGGATTAGGCATTTATTGTCCTTTAAACACTAAAGATTTAAAATCGGCAGGCGAACATAACGTGTTTTGCGAAGACGTTATAACGACTGAAGAAACGGATCAATTTGAATTATATAGATTTATACAACAGAAATATCATAAAGTAAATAATAAATATATAGTAATAATATCTGATTTTTTAGTAGATTTATATATAAATTGGGATTTTGAAACTTTATTAGACATAAAAAATCATTTTCCGCATGTTACAACTTCGTTAACGAGTAGATTTGTAATATTTAAAGTAAAAAAAAGTATCCCCATAAAATATTGCGAAGAACACGACGCATGGTTTTCTTCAGAAGAAATTAATCGATACCCTCAAATTAAATTTCCTGAAATGTCGTATTTTTCTTCCGTCGTTAGAGTTTTATATCCTTTAGGTATTTTAAAAGCTCCGCCTTCTAAAACTACAGTTGCTATGAATAACGTCAAAGGTTCTGTCGCCGTCGAAGTGAACGCGACGCATACCGATTTTACGAGAGGATCTTTAGGACCTACTTGTTTTATTCGAATGACATCGAGTATGAAAGAATTTATTAATAACGTAGCTGTTCTCGACCGATGCTGCGATACTTCTTTTTTTAATTTTTATTACGAAACATACGTTAAACGATTTGAATATTTATCGAAAATAGAATTTAAGAACGTTAACAAACAGAAACTTACCGCTGCTTTTTTTAAATTGTATAACTTGAAAAATTTAGCTAACGTTATTACTAAAAAAAATAACATGCCGTATAAACAAGAAGTTAATTATAATCTCATACCGGTTATACAAGAATATTCCGACATGATTTTTAGCGAAAAAAATTCTCAACTTCCCGACGTTTGGATTTTAAAATTAAACGTCGCATTCGGAAATCCTCACGGATTGTGTATAGAAGACGGTATCGTTTTAGATTCTAAAACAGCGAGTTATATACCTGAAATTAATTATAAAATATGTCTAACTATTAATTTTACTGTTACAACGAAACAAAAATTAGATCAAGTTAAATTTTTTACTATAAACGATGGAACTTTCTTTTCCGAATCTTCTGATACGTGTATAGGTTACGTCGTTTCTGCCAGTCCGTTGTATATTAAAAATTCTAAACACTGTCTCATTAAAACGGGACGTGTAGGAGATCATTTTTATTATGTTATTCATTTTTTACCAAAGGAAAGTAACATGTACACGAATTTAAAAGTAACGCACGTTAAACACGAAAAAACTTTATCGGTTGTAATAACGGGAGAGCACAACGCGCGTGTGCGAGAAGGTTCGAAACTCGCAAACGGGCACGGACAAAAAAACATAATTTCTAAATGCATGGATCTTTCTTCCATTTGCGGTGTTACAAGAGACGGTAGAAAAATACACGCTCAATTATTATATAATCCTGTAAGTATTTTAAGTCGTGCTATAGCAGGTCAAATAATCGAAGGTTTACTTTCTCCGGATTTAGCGTTTACCGAAAACGGTAGTTTTATAGCTCCTGTTTCTTTGATTATACATGCGTTACACCCTTATCCAAATCTAAAACTGTCAAACGTTAAAGCGGACACGTTAACCAACGCAAACGGTTTCTACCCTCAAGGGTTAGGAATGACAAACACGGCGTTAAAAAGAACTAACGCTTTTAGTGAAATTGAAAGAATATTTCAATTACACGGATACGCTATCAAGTATTTTAATAAAAAAAGGTATATATTATTTTTTATATTACAGTTTCTCTCAATTTTATCATTAATCTTAAACTATCGTATACAGATAAATATGTTTGTTGATCTTTATTTATATATTTATAATTTAAAACCATATAATTTGAATAAATAGTCCAAGTTAATACGAACATAATTGTTATAGCTATGACAACGAACAATACATTAAAGAATATGTATGCGGAAAAAGACAAAGAGTTGTTAAACGAAGAAGAAACATCTCTTCCCCTTCTGTTGTTCTCGGAGACGTCAAGAAGATCTGTCGACGATGACGGAGAAGAAGAAAATTTTAATTTTTCCGGAACTTTAAAGGTGGTTTCGGGATCTCGTCCTTCTTCTACGTTTATAAAAGAAGAACCGTTACCGTCGTTATCTACTACCGAAGACGGTAGTAACGCCATCGAAAAGATTTGGTTCAAATTACTAGATATAGAAGAAAAACATCAAAACTCTATTAATAAATATACTTGTATAAATTTACAAGAAATGATTAATTTAGAATTAGTTTATTGGGATGTTAATGAAGAAAATTTAATACTAAATAAATCGGTTATACGAAAATGTGGTTTTATTGTAATATATGATTTAAAATGCTTTAAACCTGTTATATATTCAATTACCGATTTATTTTACAATTCTAATTTATGTGTGTATCTATCAAATCAAATATTAAAATCCGATGTAAATTTTTTTATAAATTCTTACAAATTATTAAAATTAAAAGCGAATCCTCAATTTTCCTCTTAAAAAAAAAATTGTATTTAATAAAAATTATTAAATTTGTATTTAATAAAGATTATTACATTTTTTTCTGAAATTTTTTTTGCGTATTTTTATTTGTTTTCCTTATTACATTTCCTTAAATGAGTAAATCGTATAAATCAATTGAACAGCGTATAATATTAAAGCTAGTATTTTTATAAATACACTTGTTGCCGGTGCTATTACAATAAGAAAAATAGTTAAAGTAGCTAATAAAAGTATAACGATGGGGTATCCGTAAGTGGAATTATTTATTCTTTTAATAAAACTTAATACTTTTCCATCGGTCTCGCTCAAATTAGTCGATGATTGTTGAGTAGAAGGAAGCGCTGCGTTTGTCGTAGTTTCGATATCCGAAGGAACGAAAGTCGCGGCCTCTTCAAAATACGCTTGCGGCGTTCTCGATTCATAATTGTCGATTCCCGATCCTGGACCTTTTACATAACGAGTTTGTTCAACGATAATAGCGTTAGTATCTTCGTCGTTTCCTTTTCGTACAAGAGTTGCCATAGCGCTATATATAGAAACAAACAATGGATTTCGTTTCGTTATTTACGTTCGGTTTAATGATTATTTTACTTATAATAGTTGTAATTTTTTCACAACTCAATATAACGCATTTAAATAAAAAAAACATTACCGATATTCCTACGTTTAGCGTAGACGTACAATGGGAAGAATATCCCACGAGCGTCGATATAGATAATTCAAAAATTTGCGATGCTGAAACATTAGTAAAATGCGATACTCGAGATCCTACAACGTTGTTCGGTTGCAAAGAATTATCGGTACGTTGTATTCATTTCGAAAACGATACTCCTTATTACAAAAACGGAAATCAGACGATAATTCCAAAAAATGATTCCGAGTTCGAAGGTTATGCGTTATCTGTTACAACGATCGTAGATTCTTGTAATCCTTTTCACGGTAATTTAGTTTTAGTGACGACTCAAGAATCTTCTTCCGAATACGTATTAATTTGCGAATGTAAAAACCCCGGTTACATTGGAAACGACAATATTTTAGGTAATTGTACAACTATTTACATATGTAACGGAGAAATCGACGACATTAATAAACCTCTTAACGAAATAAATTGCATATGTAATAAAAGAGAAATAAGCATTAGATATGATGACGGTTTACCTGTTTGTAAAGCGTTATTCGTTCACGAAGCAAATTCTAAATATTCCGACTGGACAAATTTAGTTCCGTGGATGCACGGAACAGATCATTTAATTCAAACTTCGGTATATAATAATACTATAAAAAATAATTTAAATTGTTCGACTCTTTTAAATCCTTGTGAACTATCTATTCACGATACTAAAATGATAATAAGCGGCGGTAAATACGATTCGCTTAGCAAAACTTGTTCCGTAGAAGACCGAGGCGGTGGAATTCTTCTAAGAACGGGGATTCTTTCGCAAAGCGGTATTCGAGACGGCGGAGATTATACTATCGAAACCGTAGACGCCGTATTTTATACCGGTAAAATCACGAAAATAAGATTTTTGGATAATATAGGAGGTGTGAAAAGAATGATAAACGTCGAAACGACTTGGTCGTGGGATCCAAACGGTACGCCCGTTTACGTGAATTTTCCACCGAACATAGCGTTAGGCGATACGGGACAGTTGAGAATGCATTGCAAGAACCAAATTAATAACGGACGTTGCGAAGGAAATTGGCCTTCGTTTTCTTGTCAATTGCGAGATTATTTTAGTAAATTTACTAAAGGTTTACCCGAAGCTGGATATCGAAACCCTCCTGCTTTTTTCGTAGGAAACGAAACGTGGAAAGATGCTGAAAAAATTGTATCTTTTGGAGTTGTTCCTTTTCGTTTCGGTATAGGTTTAACAACTTCGTATTTTACTTTCAGAACGGAAAAAACTAAATTTTGCGGTGGTATGCAATATTGTAACGAAGATACAGTCAACTGTTTAAACGGTATGATGTCATGCCGAGACGAAAACGATGCGAAACAAATAAAAAATATTTTAACTTTTTAATTTTACGAACCATGGTTATATAGTAATATTAATACAATGTCGGGATTAATCGTGTTACAAGAACAAGTTTTAGATTTAATACAACGTATACAATTACCTGACGATGTTAATGTTCATAAAAAATATAATCCTTTAATAAGTAAACTTATTTATTTGAACGTCATAAAAGACGAAAACGATATATTACATTTTGATTGTTTATTAGAAGATATTAAAAAAACTTATACTTGTAGCAATGTCGATATTATAAATTTTAATATAATGAGACAAATATTTCAAAATCTATTAAAAATCAATTTACTTATAGAGAAATATAATCTTTTAAACAAAACTGTAGAAGCATTATTATATAATTTTTATAGTAATGTTAATAAATTATAATATTTTATAATATATATATATATATATATATATATATATATATATATATATATATATATATATATATATATATATATATATATATATATATATATATATATATATATATATATATATATATATATATATATATATATATATATATATATATATATATATATATATATATATATATAATATAGCATTCAATACACTGACCAAGATTTTTAGCAGTATCAGTGTAATATATATTTTTTTAATACAATATTTTTTCAACAGAACGGTAGACCGAGAAGTGAGTACGGAGGAAAGAGGAAGTACATCGTACTGCGAGACTCGAGAGAAAGAGGCTTGTGCGAAGACTGAATTTTCATGCATTTTTCTTAAGAAAAGGGTGGGGTTTCCTGGAATTATACCACGTGATATTATAAAAGAGGGAAGTGGGGGAAGAGATGATGGAATGGTAGAGGGGGTAACTCGGCTGAGCTCCGAGAGACTTGTGTCGACCGAGTCTTCGTTTTAGTGCATTTTTCTTAAGAAAAGGGTGGGGTTTCCTGGAATTATACCACGTGACTTGTATAATTTTAATAATTTTAAAAATCGTATTTAATAAGTTTTTTCTATTTTAATGTTTAAAAAATGGTTACATTAATACTTTAAACTAGTTTTTTATAACAACAGTTGTTGAAAATAAATTTTTTTTCGAATCGTTATAACATTATAACTTTTAAAGAGTTTTTATTTTTAGATGAATAAAACACGTTAATGAAAACTAAAATAATTAGAATTATAGTTGTTATAATAAACGTACTAATATAATCTATACCGTTTAACACGAAAGTTTTTGGTGGGTCGTGTTGATTTATTGCAAAGTACCAAGCCGTATCTAACGGAGTAGGAACTACGAGTTCCAAATCGTCTGTCAATAACACCGGTTGAGTAGTATCGAACGTACTTATGTTTGTAACTCCTTTTTGAGACGCGAATTTAGGAGCGAACACTAAAGTCAAAAAGTCTATCCAAAACAGTTTTGTTTGAGAAGGTGTAGATACAGTATTGTACGTTCTATTGCCATAGTCTGTAATAGACCAATCGAGTTTTCGAATTAAATTTAAATCTTCTTTTTGCAGTTTCATTTTGATTATGGCTGAAACCACTGTACTAGACGAACGTGATAAAGAAGATATTCTTTATTTACATTTTATGAAAGAAAAACACCCCAAGAGACAATATCGAAAAAATAAAAGAAAATTACAAAACCAAGAAACGTTTACAAGAGTGTTTAAAAATTCTGAAGATATGGTAAATTTTGCAAAATTAAATATATATAAAAAAAATTCCATAGAAAGTTTAGAACTTGCTGAAATGATATTATGTTGTTTAGCTTTTAATTGTTATCAAGAAAACTCTTTAAAATCTTGGTCTTTGACAATTGAATATTTACAAATATATCAATTTAATTTTCCGGTATTTGTTATATTACAAGAATTAGGATCTAAACTTTTAATCGAAGTATTGAAAATGAATAGAAATTGGAAAATAAAAAATAATTATATTTCTGACGATAAAAAAAACGATTTGATGTTTTGTTCTAATCCTATTATCGATATTAATATGTTGAAAACGTTTAAATTAAATAGAAAAAAAAGACCTAATATTTTAAAATATGATATCTTTGAATAATTTTTTTTTATAAAATAAAGTTTTTTTTACGTTTTATTCATTTTTTAACAATTTAGAAACGGGGTTAAATTTTTTATTTACTATGGTTTGAAATTCTTTTTCTATAAACGATAATTTAGATTTAAGATAAATTTGAGTAGTTTCAATAGATTTGTGTTGTAAAAAAGCACTAACAATTTCTATATTTTTAGTTGAATTTGCTAATAAATTTGCAATCATGTATCTATGTGTATGTATCCCTGCACCGAACGGTAATAACAAATTAGTAGCGTTATAATAAATTACACCCATTCTACGATCTAACGTAGACGGGTGAATGTTGAATAATTTTATATGACTGTTATTTTCCAAAGCGTTATTATAGGTATTTTTGTATAAATTTTTTAACTTTTCTATAAATATGTTAAACTGATTTGTGTATAAAGGTTTCCAATATTGTTCGTTTTTTCTTAAAATAGAAACTTCTGGTTTTTTGGAAAGAAGTTGAAATAACGTAAACGTGTTTACCTGTAATATTTCCATTGTTCTTAAACCTGTAAAACAAGCGAATAATAAAGGTGCTGTAAATTTATTAAAATATGTTAATAAATATTGAAAATATTTTTTAAACGATTCAGAATCAATAATCCTTTGATGAATGTCTTTATTATACATTCCTTTATCTGGAATAATATTATTTTGTTTATTTATAATATTCGTTTTTTTAAGAAAATTTATATAGGTTAAAGTCGTATTATACGAATAATTCTTATATTTACAATAACCTATAAATAATTTCAAACGTTGTTCTTTATTAGGTTCATCTAATAGTTTAATTGATTTTATAATTTTAAAAATTATATTAGGGATTTTTAAATCTTTATTAATATTTCTTTTTACATTTTTGGGATTTGGTTTTGGTAATTTTTTACGTATAATTTCAGCGAAAGAAGCGTCAGGAATATTGTCTAAGATTGAATTTAAATTTTCTTCGTTTATTTTAGTTATTTTTCTTTTAGATATTACATTTTTAGCTGGTGTTAAACATAGGTCCATAATGATTTTTTATAGTTTGCTGATTTTAGTGTTATTTATATCAGCTATTTTAATGTTATTCGCTTCAAATAGTTATGCTAATAAAGAATTATCAACGTATCAAATTTGTCTAAGAAATCCTTGGTTAAATAGAAACGTTTATTTGGCATACGATTACGATAATAATAAAAATGTCATTGAATTTGTCGAACGATAATAATTACGTTTTAAATTTAACCGAAGGGTTTCAAGATAAAGATCGTGATGAAAGATATAAAGAAATACTAAGACGTCAATTAGGACCTAACGGAATAACTTTATCGGTTAATTTAACGTTTTTATTCATATCGATGATGATTGTACTATTGATGGTTTTTGTTAGTAGTATAAATATCAAATAATTTTAAGTTACGTTGTTTTTCAAAAAAAGAAAAAATGATTTTTGATCCAGTTTGTTTTTGAAAAAAAAAATTAAATTAATAATTCTGAAAAATGATTATGTTTTCTAAAAGAAGGTTTTTTTGCTGTCATATGTGTATTCCAATGGGATACTATTAGAAAAAGTCTATATAATCTGATTTTAGTATGTTTTTCTGTTATAGACATTATTTTATATTCTTTTTTAACTTTAAAAGATTGATTCGTTGGATACGTTAAAGTTTCATGACAAAATAAACCTTGACTTATTTTGGAACATTCGTCTTCTTCGTTTTCTGATGAAGACGAAGACGATGAAGAAGATGACGATGAAAGACTTGCAAACGAAGTCATATTATTTTTAAGTTTTTTTATTTTATTCTGAAAATTTAACCTCTTTTTTATATCTAATTTTTTACATTTTTCTAATCTGTTTTCTATTAGCGTTGATATATTTACATCTTTTACTAGTTGAAACGCTTTCGTATTATTTTTGTTTTCTATTTGTCGGTTTATTATGAGTGCTACTAAAGGTACGGATATTAAAACTATTCGATCTTTACCGTTTAAAATACTTATAATAGGTTCGTCTAGATATAACGGTACAAACGATATCAATGTTTCTTGACCTAGTAGACTTACTATCAAAATTTTTAAAATATCTGCGTGTTGTTCCGAGTAATGGTTCGGTAAAGAATCAGAATAAAATTTATTTGCAAATTTTATTAAATTCGAATACGATTTAAACGAAAGACTCATGTTTTTACTTATTTCAATAATCTATATTTTAGATTTATTTTGGCATTTATACTTAGATTGAATAGTGTTTCGAAGAATAAATATACCAGTTTCAGTATAACTTATATTTTCTATATGAAAGAATTTATATAAATTAATATAATCTTCAGCCGATGGAAAATTTACAGCTCTACCTACGGTCGCGTATTTCCATTCATTTTCGTATTCGTAATAAACGTCTATTAAAGGCTTACTAGTCACAAGACTGAATCCTTTTCCTAGTAAATAATCTAAAACCGTAGCGAAATCTTTTATGGTAAATCGTTCTATATCTAAAGTATCGCCTCCTAAAAAATCATTGTATACATCGATTGTTCCGGAATAAATAATATCGTATATATTTTTTTTTAAATGTATATTGAAAGTAAAATGAAACAATATTGTTCGTATAATTTTTTTCATAAAAGTTTCTGTGAAAACATATTTTTCATCAGATTTTGGTTCTTTATTTAAAAAGAAATTATTAAAGAGTTTTGTGGATTTACTTTTAGTGGTAGGTTTGAGAGTAAGAGTGTAGGCTAATCTAGCGTTATTAGATTGAAAATTATATAATGTAGTAATATCGTTTGTTTTTTTTCTGTAGTCTGTCATGATGATCGAGCGTAACGTATATTACTATCCTAATAACGAATTTTTATCATTTAAATCATTTAAATACGAAAGGAAAAGGGATTTAAAAATAAAAATATATAAAAAAACTGATTACATAGAACATTTATTAGCAGAATTTTTAAAATTAAAAAAACAAAAATACACACATATATTATACATGCCTTATTCTGATTTCACAGAAATATTAGAAATGTCAAAGTTGTTTAAAATTGTAGTGATAGATTCAAGAAGCGTTAAACATATTATTAATAAAAATAAAATTCAATGAATTAAAATTAAGAAACGTTAAACATATGAAATGATATTTATAAAATATTTATAAAAATAAAAATTAATTAATCGAGATTTTTTCATATAGATTTATATTTATTTGATCCGCTTCTATTTCTAATTCTGTTTTATAATTAACGCTCGTAGATTCCATTAAATTAAAATCTGTTTCATAAGACAAATAATTTAATAAATCCGTTTTTGGTTTTTTATTTTCTTTGTACGGTATTAATCCGTTTGTTATACGGAAATCTTCGAAAGCGAATCTTAAAATATCTAACATTATATCTAAAGAAAATTTAGAATCCTTTGAACTATAATTTTTGAAAATATTTTTAATAGTACATTTTAATATATATTCAAATTCATTTAAAATATTTAAAGCTTCTTGTTTATTCATTTTATATTCAAAATTAGCACTAATATTTCTCCACAAATTGTAATGTAAGTTTTCGTCTCTCATAACGTAACGATTTCCTAAAGCTGTATGAGGAGCGTATCCGGTTATTCCTAAATACGCAACCGTTACAAAAGCAGGTAAAAAATATAATCTTTCACAAATCATTATAAAAAAAGCTATTTTATTCAAATTATTGGTAGAATGCTTTTTAGAAAATTGTTGTATATCGTATAATTCATTATTGATAAAGTGTTCGCTTTTATAATAAACGCTTTTTCCTACATCGTTTAACACATCCAAACTTCTACTGTAAAAATCCGAATGTGTTTTTTCTACATCTTCTTGACGAGAAATTGCGTTTAAAACATAATTATTAGTAATTATTTCAGATACATCACTTAAATTTTGTAATACGATGTTGTCTCCGATAGCTAACATACCCAACATACACGCGCTAATTTTTTTTAATTGTTCCGGAGCTCGATGAAACGTTGCTTTGTCTTTTGATAATGAAATTTCTTCAGGAGACCACGCTAATGCTACTTGTTTCAACCAAAAATTATAACAAATATTTTCTATGTTATTTGTTGAATTTATAGGCCACGAATAAAATAATTTTATTTTTTTGTCTTTTTGACATTTTTGTAGTAAATCACCGTAATTTTCTTCACTTGTAATTTCACATATTTCATAGTGTTCTTTTTCAAAACCATTTCTTGTTTTTCTTCTTTCTTCTTTTGCGGATAAATCAACATTCTCTGAATAACGGTTTGTCATGTTGCACGACTGTCGTGTTCGAACCGTAGCGGTCGATGTAATAGAATCCGTCAATACATATAGGCGTAGCGATTTCCTCTATGTTTTTAGAATAATTAGCTGTATCAGTAAGTTTTGAAAACGTTGTTGGGTTAGTTAAAACAAAGTAAATGTCTTCATTTTTTTGCACAAAAGTCGTATTCGGTATTCTTAATTTGCCTGCGGAGTTATCGTTTACGACTATAACGTTACTAGCGTAAGTGCAACTAAGTAATTTTCTTATAAATGCCGGTAATTTTATAATTACATTATCTGGATCTGCTCTTAAAACGACACCAGAAATCGGTTGATCGAACCACCCTACCGTAACGCAGTCTCGTTCAGTAAGTTCTCGTTTCAATATATCTTTGAACGTCATATATTGCGTTTCGGTGAAATTAAATTCGTTACATACGCTTACGGCAAAAGTGTTAATTGCTTTTTCGGATATAAACGCTGATTTATTTTGAAATAAAGGAAGTTGAAAGAAAGTGTTTGATACAACAACTGTTTCATATCGATATTCCGTTTCTCCGTTTCCGTTAGTATAAGATACTATACGCACTTTCAATTTGAATAATCTACGATGTTTATTGCAGAAATACGGACCGACTTTATCGGCGCACGGCGACAGTTTTTCAAACACGCATTGATCTTCTGAAGATTTTAAACGGTTTTCGTATCTCTCGTATCTTTCCAAACTTAGACATCTATACATTTTGGAAAATGCGAATATACTATTCTATACAGCAATTTTATATAAAACTAATGTAAAAAAAAATTTGAACAATTATTTTAAAATATGTTATATAATACGTGTATGATAGTCGTGTACGTCAGTCTATGTAATGACTATTTTAATACGCAGACGATAGTCGTTGTCGACGAGTAACAATTATACGTCGTGTCTACTCTCGGTCGACGTTAGACAAACATGACTATTTTACATGGAAAAGTTATAGCCAAACGTTTTAAAAACGGTTTGTATCATAAAAACTGTAAACGTTACATAATAAACATTGACGGCGATATAATCGCACATAAAGGACTCGTAGAAGATAATTTAACACGAAGCAATCCGTCTTTGAGTGTGGCTGAAGGATCTTTCCGATATCTGCAAAATATTGTAAAAAAAATAAACGATTATTTTAAGTTAAAAGAAATAGAAATTAAAGTTTATATGGATTCATCTGTGAGAGTATTGAATAAACAGTTCAAACCGCCTGTAGAATACGAGGCAGACATAAAATATGTAAAATTTTATTTTAGTCAATTATGTAACGAATATTATAATTTAATTTATTTACAATCGGGTGAAGCGGAATTACAAATGTATCACATGAGAGATAAGAGTATCGAATTGAACGTGTTTGTTACGGCTGATTCTGATATGTTTTCTATTTGTTATAATCACGAATGTGTAAAACCGAATGATGTACGTATTTTAAAAAGCAATAACACAGATTCGCCTGTTGACTTAAATTATTATTATGATATTACTTGTGCTGATATTATAATAAAAGATTCTTGTTTATGGGTTCGAAATAACAGTAATAATTTGATATTTTACGGTTTTGATAAATACGGAGAAAATAAATTAAGTACTAAAACGTTTCATGTATTATGTGCTGTAAGTGGTACGGATTTTACTAAATCTTTGATAACAGAAACTGGATGTGAAGCAATATTAAATAATAAAAACGATATAAGTTATATAAATTCTTTAGAAAATGATGAAATTAGTTTATTATATGTATTTTTATATCTTATTTGTAAAAATAACAAATATTTAAAACCTAAACCTAAAAACTATAAGCAAAAAACAGAAAAAGAATTAAAATGTCATCTGTTAAATTATTTAAAAACTATTCAGGTGTATGTAGATTATATCGAATCTGGAAATATGACCACTGAAGATGTAACATCGCTTTTTGTAGATACTTATTCTATTCAGAATTATTTATTAAGTATAATGAAATCTAATGACACTGATTTTACTAAAAAAACTATGTTTAATTGGTGTTCTAATATATCGTTACAAGAATGTATTCTACGTACTAAACAACAGAACATAGTTCGTAAAGGAAAGTTTATCTCTAAAAGCTTTAAAACATCTAAAATAGTTAATGAATATAGAATAATGTCAATGAAACCAAAAAAATTAATATTAAATGTAAATGATTCTGATTCTGATTTAACTGATTTAGAAAATGATCTCATCGATTTAAAATATAAAAAGAGTTCACATACGCCTATATTCTATTCGTGTTATTCATCGTCATCTAGTTCTGAAGAAGAAAGAAATAAAGAAGCCGAAACGATGGACGATGAAGAAACTCCACCACCGTCGCCTTCTCTTTTATCTTATAAATAATATTGTGTAACTCATTTCTGTATTAAAAAAAATTATTTGTAAACATTTTATTTTAAAATTGTTATAATAAAAAAATATTTTTTTTTAAAATTCGTTATACTATATAATAATTATCTAAAACCTCAAATCCCTTGTTTGATAAAAATTCGTATATCGGATTTTCTATTAAGGCGTTAGGGTTTTCAGTAAAATGTATTTGAACTTCTGCTATTTGTGATCCTTGCCTAGTAAATTGATCTCCCGGACACGGAAATTTATTTCCGACATCATCTAAAGTCGAAAATAAATTAAAACAATTATAAGGTACTGTAAGTATTTTCTCGTCTTTTTTATCTGAATCGGTAATGGTATAACTCACGTTTGAACAAATGCTCGACTTGTCGTTTTCGTTTATATTTTTAACTCTAGTAATTTCATAATTTCCACAATCACAAATAAAATTATCTCCTTGTAACACGAATTTAATATCAGGATGAGCTTTGTATATCGTTTGGGTGCAATAATTTTTCATGGGATGAAATCTGTTCAAGGGGCTTTCTATATATTTATTTCCTAAATTATCTGTGCCGTTAAACTTACAAGTAAACCTGAAAGAGGAAGAATCCTCCAAAAGTTCGTCTACGTTAGTTAATTTTGTTGTATACGTATTAAAAGGTTTATTATTTTTATTATCCCATAATATATTTTTCGGATCGTTAATAATAGAATTGTTGCACGCTACTATGGTATTGCCTACTTTACCGCCCACGAGTTCGGGAAATTTACTTCTACACGTTACAGAATTGATTGTCATTAAGACTATAGTGGTATTTGTATTGCATTCCGGTCTAGGTCCTATAATACAATACGATCCGGGAGATAGAAAAGAATTATCAAAAGCGATAGATTCTTCTTCTTCTACTTTTATCGCTTTAGCGGAATCGTTCACGCATATACGTATACAATCTAAATTATCGATTTTAAATTCAGAATTTATGAATACCGGTCCTTTTGCACAGTTGTTTGCTTGTTGAACTTGAGGATTGGTAGAAATTATATTAATATTGGGTATGTTATTTATTCCCGATCCGTTTAATAGACTTTGTAACGGACCGTTGTATAATTTTTTAAGAGTGTTTTTGAATTTTTTTTGTATAGAATTATTATCGAAAGAATAATAACATAGAATATAAAACATCCAAATTAATATTAATACTATCATTATAACGAAGAAAATTTGAAATTTATCCATGAACAAATACGATATATTCGATTAGTAAATAGTTATAGATATGGATGAAATAGAAACGTTTACTAGAGCTTCTTTATACAGTATATGTTTAAAATCACCTATTTTAAAATTTGTAAATTTGGAAAATGTAGATACGGAAACGTTACAAGCTTTAGTAAATCAATCTTTTGCTCATAATATAGAAGAAATAATAATATTGTTAAGTAAATACGCAACTAAATCAGTATTAACGTTTATAACTAGTAAATATCCCAATGTTTCATCTATAATAAATCCTGAAAATATAAAAATTAGAATAGAAGACGATGAAAGATTACAAATTGTAAAAAGTAAAAAAACATCTAATTTAAATAATTTTCCGGTTTACGGCTTAGTAGTCAAAAATATTATTTTAGGATTATTAAACGTAAATTTAGAAAATTTAGAATCAACATTAAATAATTTGAAAACTACAAATGAGCAGGTTACTGTTAATAGCGATAAAACTCCTCCACCTTTAATAACTCCGGATCAACAGGATAAAGAAAAAATTATTAAAGAAAAAGAAAAAATTGTAAATAGAGTCCCAGTGACAAATTCTATTTTGTTTAATAAAAATAAAATTTCCGATATAAAAGCTCACAATAAACTTTTATTGAATAACTATAGAGAAAACGAACGCCACGAAATACTTCAATCTAAAAGAAAAAATGTAAGTTTTTCTAACATTGTACAAACTGTTAATTATGATAAAGAAGAAGAAGCAATGACGAATGCTTCGTCTTTAGAGAAAAATGTAAGTGAAAATAATATAAACTTAAATACTTTAACGTTTAATATTAAAAATTCTCAAAAAGGCGAAACGTTTATAAACGCTTTACAAATACATTCCGAATCTCTTACGGAAATAAACGAAGAACCACTTTCTTCAGTCGTTATAACCGAAATAGAAAGATTGCCGCAACAAAATAACGACGATGAAGAAATGGATACAGACAACGAAGAAAACATATTAAACATCTTAACTCCGCCACCTTCTGTTAGTCGACTCGACGACAGTAACACCGTCGACATAAATACCGCTTCGTTCGAAAAGTCTGACGATCGTATCGATAATAAAGACAACGAAGATCTCTCAGACGAACAAGAACAAAATTGTGTCGAAGACCAATTAAATATTAAGGGAGATGAGCAAAAACAGGATAGTGATGTAGAAGAAAATAATTCGTGTTGTGATACAGAAGAAGAAGAAAAAAAACAAAACGAAGGAGACGAAGAAGAAGAAGATTTTGACGACGAAGAGGAAGAAGAAATAGATTTTTAATATATTTTATTTTTTTTTGGTTTCTCATGGCAAAAGGACATTTTGTCGTTCCTGAATTTATTTTAAGCGATCAGAACTTGTTATTGTATTTAATTTCAATGTATATATGTTCCGAGTTTAAGGATGAAATTATAGATAAAAGTATTAGTTTTGAAGACAAAACTTATGCTACGAGTAAACCTAGTGTTTTTATACATAATTCGATTTTTAAATCTGTTTCGTTTGTAGTTAAACGAGGTAAAGAATTTCAAATGCCTAATATTATTTTTAAAGATAATGAAAACGAATAATTAATATATAAAAATGGATACTTTTGTCGAAAAATTAACACAAAATATAATCGATTATTGTTGTGACGGAGATGAATCCGTAAGAGTTCACGCAGGAGTTTTTGCTTTTTTTTGTTTAAAAATAAAAAAGGAACCTTATAAACGGTGTTTCTTAGCGATTCAAAAACCGGGTGCGAAGGCGATATTTAAAAAGCTGCTAAGTTGTCGAACGGGTACTCTAGACGGAGAATCTAGAATGATAGGTATCGATTTCAGTTCACGTAATATTTCTACTAGTATTCAGGAAAATTTAGACGTTAAACATTGTTGCAAAAAAAACGAGAATAAAAAAAATACAGTTTTAACTTTTCCTCACTCACCGGTAAAAGCCGATATTTTGTATTTTGACGAACATTACGTTCGTATTCGTTTTTTTTCTGAAAATTTTCAAAAAACTTTTTTAAACGAGTTTGAAAGTACATGTACCGTTATTAAAGTAAACGAAAAATTAGACACTAGAATTTGGGAATTATACATTGAAAAAAATATAGCCCCTAAGAAAATTAAACAAATGACATTTGATATTATTAACATTTTAGATAAATTAAATTGTGTCATAATTTATTGTACCGAATTAAAAATATTCGATTATGACATTTTGTTGTTTATCAGTAATTTTATCAAATTTTATTATTGTTCGTTATATAATAAATTATGTTTTGATCCTAAAACTTTTGAAGAATTACAAGAAACTACATTTTTATTTATTAAGTGTTTTTCGTTTTTAGATATATATAATTTACGATTAGATCCTAATGTAAGTAATTGCGCTATTAAAAATTTATCGAGTTTGACTCCTGCGACACACGGACCTCTCGCTGTAGTACAAGGAGAAAGACCTAAAGTAAATTTAAAAAAAATTATAACGACCTGTGGACCGGAATATATTCACGTTATAGAAGGTACTCGATCACTGCTGAGTACTTTGAACCGAGTAGATTGCGGTTCTGAAAGTAATTATTTAGAAATTATTACGAAAATTAATATTAATGAATGTAAAAAAAATATAATATGATATAATTAGGTAAAAATGTAAAAGTTAAATGTAAATGTTATAAGGTAATAATAATATATGTAAATGTGTAGTAAGATATTGTAATATTGTAAAATAAAATAATATATGTAAAAGTAAATTTTTTTTTATTTAATGAGGTAAATTATTTAAGTCACTATTCATAATACTTTTATATATAATACTTGAAAGAGTAGAAATTATCGATTCGTGATTTATTTTTTCTTTGTGTTCATGTTCTTTTGTGTTATTATTTTTGTCTATAAATATTAAATCTTCATCGCCGAAATCCGAAATGATTATAACGTTAGAAGATTCTGTTGTTATATACAATGAATCTGAAGTTGTTGTTATATTTTCAAAAGACGAATTTTCGTTGTCATTTAAATTTGAAATCGAAATTACTGTAATATTATCATAAGACGAAGACGAGCTAAAATCTGGAATTATCGTAATATTTTCAGAAGACGAAGACGAATTTTTGTCGTCGTCGGAAATTGTTGTAATATCTTCAAAAGGTAATGATTGGATTATTCGTTGTTGTTCTCCTTTTGAGTCTTTTTTTTTTGTGTTACAATAGAATCATTAAATTTTAATACCGTTGCGTTTTGTAAAAGAATGAACGGTTGAGAATGTTTAGACATATTATGAAATATATCAGCTATCGATTTAGCAAGAAGAGTATGATTTTCGTTCGATTGTATTATTAGTGCTTTTTCTGATTTTGAGAAATAAGGATACATAATAAAAGCGAGTGTTATAAAAATCCCTATAAAATGTAATAAAATTATGCAACTTTTTAAATACGTTAAACAGATTTTGGTTTTTTTATTTTTAGTTTTTTTAATATTTTTATTTATTTCGTCTTCTACGATATTAAGCACGGAATCGAATTGCTTTTCTTTGTTATACATCTTGGGATTCATTGCTTTTATAAAATTTTCTGGATCAAAACTGTTATTAGATGATTCGTTGGCGGGAAAATTTTGTAATAAAGGAGCATTAGGAATCGCATCGTTTCCCGAATTTTGATTCTGAATCGGAACTAACTGTGTTACTACGTTTGTAGTAATTGGTTTAGGATTAAACGGTGGTTTTTGATATTGTTGATTAGGAAGATAACGATGCAACATTTTAAGGCATTTGAACGTAAACGTCTATATATTACCGAGTCGGTTTTAAAATATAACTTAAACTTTTATATTTAAATCTTACAACATTTGATCTAAACGTCTAAACTATATATACGATCAAAGATAAACGTCGTATATTGTTTAGCGTATAAAGCTATATTAGATAAAGAAACCGGTATAGTATTTAAATAAGTATATCCTAAATAGTAAAAAGAACCTATCGACGCTATTAATTTTAAAATAGAAATTTTATTTATTTTTTTTTCTTTATTTTTTCTGTTATTAAAATTAATCAATCGTCGATTTCTTAATCTTAATCTTTTTATTTGTTTATTTTTTTGTAACATACTACGTTTATATGAATTTGTTAATTTTTTCACTAAAATAATATTTTCTTGTGTATATAATTTTTTTTCTTTTATAATTTTATTGTTTAACGCAGATATACTTTTTTTTAAATTTTGTTCTGTTTTACTATGCTGAGATTCTAAATCTTTTATTAAAATTTTGATATTAGAAATATCTTCTTCAAAATCAGAAGACGGTATATCATGATTAGAATTTATCCAATTATCTATTTGAGTATTTTTTTCGGATGGAGACAATTGGTCTAGTATAACTTGTTCATGTTTTTTATCTTCGTTTATAATTTTATCATCTTGCATTTTTTTATTTATATTATATACAGGCATAAATTTTAACATGATTTAGTTAATATTTATACTATATTATAGAGTATTTATCTGAATTTATATTCTTTAAAATCATATAATAAAAATGATTATAACTATAAAAGACGTTGAAGGATTTACATTAGCTATTAAAGATTATATCGTAGATAAATACGATTTATTTCTAAAAGATTTGAATATAAACGAATCTTTTATTTTTGAACAAATACAAACGATATACTTAAATACTTCGTTTAAATATACTGATAATAAAAATATTTTATATTTAAATTGTGATAATAAAAAATTACATTTACATAAAAACGAATATAATGTATTTTGTTCACAACCGGAAAAATTTGCTTTATTATACTTACACAAATCTTTATTTTCTAATGATAAATACGATATAATTTCGTCTTTAAAATTGTGGTTGCCTGATGTCGTTATAGAATACGTTCACATAAAATACTCTTCTAATATAGTAGTTTCGGATTTGTACCCGAGTTTGGGTATTCATTTTCTAAATAACGAAACCGAATTCGACACGCTCAAATATTATTACTACGGCATTGTAAAAAATAATTATATAAAAGATAATTATATATTATACTCAAATCAAAAAAAATTAATTGTTATAGAAAATCAAAATGATGCAGCTAGAATCGCGCGGTAATTCACGATCCCGTTCTCGCTCTAGATCACGATCAAAATCTCGATCTCGTTCTAATTCTCGTTCGAGATCGCGATCTAAATCTCGATCTCGTTCTAATTCTCGATCACGACGATCTAAACGTCGATCGAGATCGCGATCGCGTTGCAAACCGAGTTCTCGATCTAGATCGAGATCTGGAAGACGTCGAAGGTCTAGATCTAGATCTCGCTCACGTTCACGTTCGTGTTCAAGATAAAAAATATAATTTTATTCAGATATAAATATATATATGTATTAATTTTCAAAAAAAAAGTACTCAAGATACAATATATTAGTTTATTCAACCACTTTTACATATTACATAATTTTACAAGTTTATTAATCATTTTTCATATTATTCGAAATTAAATACATAATTCTTGATACTTATTTTTTTTTATAGTTATTTTTGATACATTCACTGTTTTGTAATTTTTTATATGGATCGTCTTCTTGTAATCTTCAATACTTCTTTCTTTTTATTTTTTATTAATTCATTTTGTAAAGAAATTATACTGAAAAAAAAATTATATATTACTTTGATATCGAAACATTTATTTAATTTACAAAAAAAATACTTACTATGATTTAAAAAGTACTAAGTTAGTTCTTCCTCTTAACGATAATGTATGATGCATCATTATTTCTTCAGCAATTCTTTTTTTGTTTAATTCATAAGGAAATTTAAAATCGACTCCAGGTACAAAATACGAATCTATTATATTTTTCAAATTTAACGCATCTCGTATTCCGAATAAACAATTAGGGGACGTTTCATTAGGATCGTATATAACAACAAATCTACATCCTTGATATAAATGTCGCTTACGCATTAAAGATACGTAAGCGATTGTTTGCAAATATAAATACATATCATCCAACCAATCGATATTATTGTACGATCTATTATAAAACCTTTTCTTTAAAAATTCAGTAGTATCTATAATTATGAATATATTATCATAAATAGGAGTCGTAGATACGTTCAAACATTCATTCCAAAAATCTACGATTGTATCGTTTGACTTTTTTCTTAAATTTTTTTTATATTTAAATATAAGTTGGTACAATTTCATACACAAGGGAGAATGTTCGTAAATCAAATCCTCGTTTCTTTTAGTTGCGAGTTCTTCAGCGATTTCTTTTGCCGTTTTCTTTCCGTCTTGTAAAGTTTCAAAAGACATATCGGATACACGAGCGTCTTCATATCGCTCGTATATGTAATTCAATAAAGTCGTTTTACCGACAGCGCTCGGTCCACCAACAAAAACTCGATAATAAGACGACATTGCGGTGCGTGTGCGTCTCCTACCGATGTCTAACTACGTCTAACACAAAGAAGATTTTTCAATGACATAATTATCTACCACATAGCCTGAGCGATACGAATTTTCTTTTAATATTTTATAAAAAACAGCTTGTTGCTCTAAAAGATTTTTTAAGACCGCGTTGTTTATTTTAGGTTCGTATAATTCGGGTATTACGTTAATTTGTTTTGATTGTATTAACGGAGCTTCGGTTATACAATCTAGCAGTTCGGATTGAAGAGTTTTGGCGCTCATTTCAGTCATGCGTTCGTCGGGTTGAGTGTTTTTATTACGTATGCGAACGTTTATAGAATCGAACGAACATATATTTTGAGACACGAAATTCAATTTAACATTTACTAAATTAATAAAATATTGTATAAAACGATTATTTATATTATTATTTTTTTTTACTAACGTTTGAAAACAAGTTATTGCGTTTTTATTATCCGGATACAATATTAAACTTTTCATGATTGGCGATTGAGAAAATTTGCTTAAATATTCGCACGCTGTACCTATCGATAAATTTTCCGAAGACACTAAATTAATGTATGAATTTATAACGTGTTCTAATTCCGCGTTGTTACATAGAGGGTCATCGATAGTATCCATAACTTTTTCTCTTTACACTATATAAAATAGTCGAGCGCTAAAAATATTAATTATGGAAACTCAAGTGTTTGAGTTACCGTATTTATTTTCTGATAATAACGTTCCTCCCGAAGAATACGAACAATACGAACAAAATAAATCTGTAATTTGGGATACTTTTCGTTTTTTAAAACCTTCGGTTCGATTCACGAATCCGTTGCAGTACGTTACTTCTGCGATTTTATTTCAAGCGAATATAGATAAAATATTATGCGCTAAAATATTAAAGTATTTACCTCATATTATTGAATTTTTTAAGATAAATAAAAACGATACTACCGAGATAAAATTTCAAACTTTAATAGGCCTCATAACAAATGACGATTTAAAAGAAAGAATATTGAATTTTACAAACAGCGTAGGTTTAGAAAAAAATGATATTATTACTATTTCTCGAAAAAAAATTATATTTACTACTTTTCCTCAAAAAATAAAAGAATATAAAAAAAATATTGTTATAGAAAAAGCTTATGTAAAAATAAATTCGTTATTTGATTTTGAGCATACAATATTTTCCAAAAACATAACATTTAAATACTATGAAAACGTTAATTTTGCATTTTATATTTATATGAATTTAATGAACGATTTAGGAATCAAAGACGATTCGGAATTGTTATTATTTAATTCGTGGAAAAGTAAACTCGCTTTACTTTTAGTACAAACGAATTTCGACAACAAAGTAGCAGTGAGCGCGTTTAGAAATAATACCGTTACGTATAAGGGTGTCGTCTATGATACTTCGTTCGTTCCCAAGTACAACGTACAAGATATACGGCCAATTCAACGTAATATGACAAATCCTATTAACGTTCAAAATATGATATCGTATAGAAACCAATTAAACGTTAGGACTACTAAAAAAATTGATTTAAAATATTTACCTTTCTTTTATACTTTTCCTTTTAAAGACGGTCATTTAATAAAATCAGATGGTCAAATTGTATTTATGAACGTTCCCGAACCAACGAATTACGTTAAAAGAATTATAAGTTCTAGTTTGTCGATTTGTTCTTTGGATAACGTTGAAGAATTAGTAAAATATGTAATAGAACGATTATCTATTTCAGAAATTATCAGTACAGCTGTTAATTCTAACTCTTTATCGGAACAAGCTTTAGCGTTATTGGCGTTATGGTTTATTAGAGGATCGTATATGTATATTAACTATATAAAAATAAATTTACCTTCTTTAACCAACTTATTAAAATGGAATTTATGTTTGTTCACACCTGATATGTCAAACGTTTCAATTATATTACCGCCTTTATATAATAACATATATAAAAATAGTTATTTCGAATTAAATGTAAAATTATATACTAATTTAGTAAAACACATAGCTTCTATAGCACAATCAGCCATTGCCGTTTGTATTTTATGTTCAAAATATAAAATACCTGAAATAGTAATCACTCATGTATATAATAACCTTGATGAAAATTTAGGAAAGAAAAACACTACCCAATTATTTGTGTTTTTTACTCTTTTAATACAAGAAAATTATAATTTTATTTATATTAATGCTAGAAATTTACTAAAACCTACGTTTGATACTAAAGTTACAAATACCGGAATTTTATTACCGGAAGAAATTGAAGTATATCAATATTATAATATACAAGTTCCGAACATCGAACCCTTTAAGAAAAATTCATCACCGTACGTTGATAAAACCTGGAAACAAATGTTAAACGAATCGTCTTTAAAGATATTTGCTCTCGGAGATATCGGATCCGCGAAAATCGATTGCGTTTTGGATGAATGTTTAAGTTTACCCGATCAAACAACCAAGTTAGATTTTCTTGCAAAAAATAACTATTGTCCTTTAAATAATTTGGAAATCGCAGCGTTTATAACTTTATCCGTACAATAATCACGGTTCAATATAATATGATTTTTTTTTATTTTTATACTTTTAGATACGATTTTTTTTATTACATAGTTTGATATAGTCATGTTTACTTTTAATTCTACAACGTTAAGTTCTTATTTACCAAAACCCCAATGCGAAAATGTAGAAAAAGTAATAACATTTATCACTACAGCGAATACTAAATATAACCGATTAGCGGCCGTGCAATTATTAAATCAAAAAGCCAAAGACTGGTTTCTTTTAAACGTATCTGAATGCACGTTTGTACAAAAAAGTCCAATAGATATATACGAAATTATAAAACTTAATATACAAAGTAATCAACTATACGAATTTTATAAAAATAAATTTGCGGAATGTTCGAGAGAAGTAAATAAAATAAACAAAATTATCAAACAATCTTCGGGTAAACAAAACACAAATACTACAACGGATGAAGAGTTACCTTCAGCATTATTAACACAATTAATACAAGAAATAAAAGAAAACTATCAAAATATACAATCGATAGGAAAGCTTAGCGACCAGTTTAATCAATCTTTAACCGTTTCACAACTAAAAAACATATTACAAACTTTTCTTAAAAAAAATATCGATATAATAGAATCGTCTACTATCGATAGTAACGATTATAAAAAACAACTAGACGATATAACGGAACGATTTAAATTATATAAAAATGACAGAGAGAAAAAAATGTTAGAATGTAAAAATGAAATTAAAGTATTACAAAATATTATAAAAGATTTACCGAAAAGAAACGAAGCAACATCAGCTAATGATAAAGACAATGTCACGTTTAACGAAGAAACAACAATATTACTTTCTGACGATTCGAACGTAGAGGCTATAAACGATACGAAAAATAAATTATCTTATTATTCTGAACAATTACAAAAATCTGAAAATGAAATAAAACAAAAAATCGAAGAAATTATGAAATTAAATAAAGAACTTGAAACTTTAACAAATCGAAATATATGTTTGGGTGTAAATATCACCGATAACGAAGATACAATAAAAAAACTAGAAAATCAAATTCAATTAGACGCTCAAAACATACAAACTCTCAATCAAAAAATAAAAGAGGAAATAGAAAAACTACAACAAGAAAAACAAGTAAATTTAGATTTACAAAACAAAATTAAAGAATTAAATTTTGTTTATAATTCAAAAATAACAGAATTACAACAAACGATAAAAAATCTTAAAGAACAAATAATCGAATTAACAAACGAAAAAGCAATTTTAGAACAAAGAAACGATTCAAATTCTTTATCTATACACCAGCAAGAAATCCTTAATTCGCAAGCCCGTATAGAAACTTTACAAGACGAAATTGATAAAAAGAATAAATTTATCGAAGAATCAAATGTTTTTTTAGCGACACAAGTTAATGATCTTGAAAAAGAATTAGAAAAATGTCAATCAAAATTATTAGTTTGCGAAGCTGATTTACTTGAGAAAGAAGAAACGATAGCTATACTTAATGAACAAACAATAGAATTTAACCAAAAAAATAAAACGTTAAATGCGGATTATGAAAAAGCGTTATCGAAATTAAAAGAAATGAACTATCTTAAGTCTACTATAGAAAAAAATAAAGAAGAATTAAACGAAAAATCAAAAGAATTAGATATTTTTATTAAAGAATTACGTATCACGAACGAAATATTAGAAAATTGTAAAACTCAATTAGGCGAAAGCGAATATAAGAACTCAAAATACGTACAAAAATTACAAGAATTTAAACAATCTTGTGAAAACGAAAAAAAAGATTTAAATGAAAAAATATTAACGTGTCAGGGAGAGATAAACGATAATCAATTTACAATCAATCAACAATTAAAAACTATAAACGATCTGGAACAAAATCAAACGTCTTTAGAAGATGAATATAAAAAAATAAGCATAAAATATGAAGAATTATTATCTGCTTTTAAGATTCAAGAAACTTCTTTTGAATTGTTACAAAATCAAAATCAACAAAATATTATAGATTTAGAAAATTGTAAAAGAGAATTAAATGAAATAATGATAAAATTAAATTTGTCTTCAAATAATGAAACAAATAGCGAAAAATTAAAAAAATTAGAACAACTATATAAAAAATCTACAGAAAGATTAACTATTTTAGAATCGGATAAGGCAACGTATGAACAAGAGTACAACGATCAACAAAAAATTATTACCGAATATAAAAAACTTTTAGATGAATGTAACAAACAAAAAGATAAAGATTTAAAAAAATTAACCGAACAAAATAATAAATACAAAGAAGAAATAAATAATTTAAATGATATTAACAAGTCGTTCAAACTCGAATTCGATAAATTACAAAAAGAATATGAAACTATATACGAAGAAAGAGATAGGTTATTGGTTAAAATTTCAGATAATGCAGTAGAAAGAGAAAGCGTAATTGAAAAGGAGATAATAAGTAATATAAATTTGGACTCGAACGAGTTGCAATCAAAAATATTCAAAATCGTTGAAGAAACTGATTCTGAATCGAATAAACAAATTATGATAGGCTATGCCTTGTTGATACAAAAAATTACAGATGTTCTGATGTACTACAAAAGTTTAACTAAGGGTTCTGTAAAATGTCATAATTTAATAGTTAACGTGTTGTATAGTATTTTACGTAACGAAGCAGTAACTCCGGATAATTATCCTCAATCGATACAAAAGCTTGAGAAAAAAGAAATAGACGATAATACATTTTATTTTAAAATTCCTAAGGAAGCGAAATTATATATTGATGCAGACGAAACAATAGACGAAGACGACGATTCGGTAGTATTAGCACCGGAAACGTCATCATCGTCGTCCACAATGCCGTCTCCTTTGCCTGATAGCGGTTTTATAAGGAGAAATCAAAACCGAATAAAGCGACGAGTAGCGCAAAATGAAATAAAAACTTTAAATAAAACTAGAGATGGAAATAATATCGTCAGCGAAAACGCTAGTGACGGTTCTGATTCTACTTTGACTCCAATAACTCAGCCTCAAACTAATACTGGTGCAAAACGAAAACCTACCAGCAATTTAAATTTCGAAAACAAAATTAAACGATCAGATACCGAAATGAGATTTCCTACGCAACAAAATTTAACAGAAATACAAGCATCATCGTCCGCTAAGAAAAAATCAAAAAAGAAAAATGTAAAAGCAAACGTAGATAATATTCGTACTGCTTGGGAAACTAACATAGATTTTGAAAAAGACGATAAAAATGCAAAAATAGAAGATCACGATTTTCTAAATACTCCGGACTCAGAATCGGTAGAAATAATAAATACATCGACGGTGTCTAATTCTTCTACGTTTTCGGATGAACCTAACAAAGCGAGTGTAGCTTTAGGTGTGATATATGAAAAAAATAAAAATAATACAGAATCAGACTCAGACTCAGAAGAACTTTAAATTATTTATTTATTTATATTATATACAATACAATAAGATATCAATACACTTTAAATAAATTAATATCATTTATTATGTTTTACTGTAGACGTAATAATCCTTCTTTTAACAGTAACATTGTGCGTGTACGGTTGCTGCTCTTGAGATGTCGATGTCGACGTTTCTTCTACGTTCATAATTTTTCTTTTATGAACGTGTCGTTCGTAAGGAGATTGTTTTTTGACTGTAGAACAAGCTAAATTTTGACCGTTTATTTCAGTTTGTAACGTAACTATTTTTGTATTTTTTACATAAAACCATCGAATTAAACGTAAAGTGTTGCATAAACTACAATAAGCATCACCTTGCATGCAAAATGTTAAAGGATTAAAAGCGCCTAATTCTTTATAATTTATATTAATCGGTTTTATTATATTTTTTATTTCAAAAAAAGGTTGACAAAAATAATTTAAAAAATCTTGTAAAGAATCTGTTTGACTTCCTTTTCGATATATAGTATCAACTTTATGAATTTTAAACATTTCGATTATGTTACTAATACGTGAATGAATTGCACTATCGATTACATTTCCGTCTTTTACAACAACACCACAAAATTCTATAAAACAAAACACAGGATTTTTATAACTCCGATTTAAAAAATATTTTTGTTCGTTTGTTTTATTATAAGAAATATTCCTAGTACGCGTATACTTTACTCCAAAAAAACCTAATACATTTTCTTTTAAAGACAACGTACGTTTGTCGTAATTATTAAATAATTCTACGTTAGGAAACACGTATTTTATATACGAGAAAGTAGGTCCCCATATTCTTTTTTGCAAGTTATCAGAAATATAACGAGAAAACGATAACGGTATAAAAACATGATCTAAAAAAATTAAAATATAATCGCTTTGTAATTTTTGAGATTCGTGTTTCAAAGTGGTAATTTCCATTTTAATACTATAATCGTCTTCGTATATGTTTGTATTTATTAAACGTAACAATTTATCTCTTTCGTTCTCGTTTTGTTTTTCTAATCTCGTATTAGGGTATACTAATTGCGTGTTAGGGTCTATTATAACGTTAATATTATCGTCATCTTCGTCACTTGAATCTTGATTCTGCTGTCGTTGTTGAGATTGCATTTCTTTTTCTTTTTGCGAATATCCGTTGTCGTCTATATCATAATCGTCTTGAATAATAAGTATGTCTTCGTTTAATATAGTAGAATCTATTTTAGATTCGGATTCTGTTTTTGTTTCACAGCACTCCATCTGTAAAAAAAAACAAAAATACTATGTTTAATCTATCAGACAATATTTATATTTCTGATAATATAGGTATAGAAATTAAATATAGAATTAAAAAAGATCAGGAACCTATAACTAATACTAATATGTTTGCTCGATACGCATCGACATCGGACAATAAAAATTTATGCGTGGAATTTGATAAAACATTTTCCAAAATACCAATAAATAGTATATTCGGAAATGTAATTACAAAATTTTCAAATATACCTAACGTATTAGAATTAGACGTGTGTAATGATAAACAAGACGAAGAAACAGCTACTTCCTTACAAATTGTTCAAATTACAAATAGTGGAATTTATAACAGCGCTTCTCCGAATTTAGATTTAGTAGAAAAACCGACAGAACTAACAGTAAAAGAATTTTTAACTAAAAATAACGATAAATTATCTAAATTAGAAAATAAAACCAGTCAAAAGTATTTTCCGATTGAAAAAAAAGATTTAACGAAACAATACATTATATCTTTGGCGCCTTCTAATTTTATTGTACCAAAAACGAAATTATTGTCTACAATAGCTTTAAATCAAGACGAAGCTACAAAACTATTTTTAATAAAAAATAACATATCCACAGAGGATTACAATAATGAAATAAATGATTATCTTAACAACAAAGGTAATATCAATAGAACAAATTTCAAATATATTGTATTTTATAATTTATTAAATTATATATTCACGCGACAACCTGTTGATTCTGGTGATATAAACGAATTAAACGATATCACAAATCAAATTGTATCAAACTATTTTCCAAACGACGAAGGAATCGACGATAATTTGGATGTTGTGTCTGTCTAAATACGCGTGTATATATATTTTTTTTTTAAAAAAAAAATTATAAATTATCGATTGTCGCATCAGGTGTCATAGGTAACGAAAATAACGGCGGATCCGACGTAGTATTTTCATTTGTCGTCATAATAGTTTCTACTTCGATTTCTTCTTCGTCTTCGTTTTCTGTAATGTTTTCGGTTGTTCGTTGTTGCTCTATTAAATTTTTAAATAAATCTTCAGACGCTTGAGTGGATAATACGTTATAATGACGTAAAGTGGTATTCGGATTTTTATGGTTAGCTAACACTTGAGCGACGATGTGACCGCCTTCTTTGATTAACGTAGACGAGATAAGCGTTCGAAATAAATTAAACCCACCTCGCGTATCTTTCGGAAGATTCAACATCTTTGTAATTTTTTTTAATAAAAACGATAAATGATTAGGTGAACTTAATATTACGAATTCGTTTTTATATCTTAATCGTCTAGATACGTTATTTGCGTTTATACAATTACTTTCCAGATAATTAAAAACGTACGGTCTTTGTTTTAAGACGTTATTTATTAACAAAAGTAAAGGTTCCGAAATTAAAACTTGCCTCTCGATTACGTTACATCCTCCTTTTTGACGTAAATAACATTTATTTTTTTCCATGATATTTTTTAAATCTATTAACGTTAATTGAGCTACTTCGTTTTTTCGTAAACCGGTTAACACCGAAAATAAAACCATCAAATTCATATCGTATAAACCTACGTTGTCGATGCATTGAACTACGTTTATAGTACGAATTTCTTCCGCTGCGTTTTTCACTAACTTCATAATATCGTTTAAATTGGGTAACGTAGTTTTTTTTTCAAATGTAACACAATTATAATGTTTCTTAAAATTATATTTTACGTTAGGAAATAAACGCTTAATTGTAGCTCCGACTTGTAATTTATAATTATTAGTCAATTTTTCGTTTTTAGTAGTTCTTAAATTATCTAATATTTGAATCGCGTTTCTTTCAAAATTTTCACTTGTCAATTCCACGTTATTTCTTTGTAATAATTTTATATTGGAAATCGTACTCGATAAGGTAGAATTTGATAAAACATTTTTATCGATAGATGAATCTAATCCTAATTTTATCAAAGTCTCGTTAAAAGTAGAGGACGCCATGTCTATTATAACAGTAGATTCAAATATATTAGGGTTTCCGTTATTAGTAAAGGATCGTTTAAATAGTTTTACTAATATAAAAACAAAACAATGGTGTAGAAAAATAAATGAATGTTTAAATATTTCACAAGAAGATAATAAAAATACTATATATTTTAATTCTCCATTAACATATTCGAATGATGAAAATATTTTAAATGAACTAGGAAAAGTAATGATTTCTTTTGTATATTTTAAAAACGATAATACTGATTTTGATACTATTTTAAAATTACAAGAAAAAAAAATTAACACGATGTTTTTAATATGCGACGACTTTAAAAATTATAAACCGACGCAAATACCTAATAGAAAATATTTGTATTTATTACCTCATACATGCGATCTTAAAACAGTTGCTGATTTTGTAGCCCTCATTGTTTATATTTTCGTAAAAAACGATAACAAATTACCAGATTTATCGGTGTTCAAACGCATATTTAAAAGCAACGATTACTCTACGTCGTTAGTCGGTACTTCGTGCTGTAATCAAGATGTGTTATGCAATTTATATGATTTTACACTATCTTCTTATATGAAAAGTAGAAATTTAAAGGTAGGAAAAGACGAACCTTTACTGTTTAAAGACTCTTTTAATAATTCATCAAAACAAAGAAAAAAAGACAGAGAATATTTTGAAATAACTATATAATTGTTATCAAATCAAAAAAAGAAAATGGCGTATTTAAAATTGGAAAGATATTTTATAGATAATAATATACAAAGTAAAATTGAAAAAAAAAAACACGAAAAATACGAAAATATATATAATCAACTAAAGAACGATGTTAAAACTTTACAATGTTTTAGAAAAACTGTAAACATCGAACAAACCAAATATCCGTTTTTATTAACGTATATTAATAATTACATTTTTACTGGTGCGGCAATACAACTTTTACAAGAAAGATATTTGAACAAAGGTGAAAACATTCAAGAAGGATTTGCCAGAATCGCTAGTTATTTTTGTGACAATTCCAACGTACCCTTGTGGCGAAATATATACAAATGTTTATCCGCTACTAATATACTGGTGTCGAGTGTAATAGCTCGATATCAAGATACTTATTCTTCTTCTTATGCAACTGTCGCTGGAGTGACTCGTGACGAAGACACTACGACGAAAGGAAAAGCATGTCTTTTGGCTGTGATGCCTGAAAAATATAACGAAGACGCTTTAAGATTAATGTGGAAATTATTCGATTACTTAGCTAAAGGAATAGGAATCGGTTTGTGTATAGATAATGTTCCCAAATACGGGTCTGATGGTTACGAATATATTAAAGGAGGTATACATGAATTTTTAGATTTATTAAGTCACGTAAACGGTGTCCGAATAACGAAAAGAGAATCTAATTTTGCTGTTTATATATCAATATACAGAGATACTTTATACGATGTGTTAAATATTAGACAACGAAACAAAAATAAATTGTTAAATGTTTTTCCAGCAGTTAAAATTCCTAATATGTTTATGAAAAAAGTACGTAATAACGAAGCTTGGTATTTGTTTGACGTAACAGAATCACAACTTCTCGATAAAACAAAAAATGAAAAAGAATTTGAAGAGTTGTACGAGACGTTCGTTTCAGAACAAAAATATACTAATATGTATGAATCTAGAAAAATATTTAAAGATATAATAAAGAATATTTTAATGACTGGATCTCCGTATATTATTTTTATTGATAACGTTAATAAATTTAATAATATCAAGCATTTAGGTAAAATAAAAACATTAAATTTATGTTCAGAAATCACTAATTATTGTAACGAAGATGTAATATCAACTTGTTTATTATTAAGTGTAAATGTTGCAAATTTTAAACATCAATGGGATTTAGTTTCCTCGCTCGAAAACATTTTATCTAAAGAATTTAATGTAAATTTTAAAGATGATGATTTCGTAATTGAGTTAGATGAAACGAGTAAATTATGTTGGTCTTATTGTAAAATAATGGGATTTTTAGCAACCGTATGTTTAAATTATTTCTTGGGTTCTTCGAAACGAAGGGAAATTGGAGTGTCTCCGCTGGGAGTTTACGACGCTATAATTATTTCTAAAACAGACCAACCTTTATTTTTCTGTAAATTAATTTCAGAAAGTTTATATAAAGGTTGTGTTTTAGCAAGTGTAGCTTGGTCAAAAAAATTTGGAATTCGTTGCAAAAATTTTGAAAATTCTTGCTTTTCCCGAGGTGAATTCCAATTCGATTTAAGAAATTTGACATATAAAAATATAAGCGACTGGAGTTCGTTAAAACGAGACGTTTTACTTTACGGTATGGCCAACTCTTTGCTCACTTGTCAAGCTCCGACGGCGACGACTTCCTTGCTAGCAGACGTTACGCCTAGCGTAACCGAACCTCACGATTGTTGCGACTTTATTTGTAGAGAACATTCTTTTAGATCGCTGTCCTTGTCGTATGTTATGAAAAATTTCTTTATTAAGAATAACGTTGAAATGATAAATTTTTCAAAAAAATTATTTCAACTAAAATTAAGTAAAAATTTATATAAAGTGTCTTTACCGTATATAGATCAATCTCAATCAGTAATTTTAAACGGAAATTTTTCATCTTTAGAATTAATGGAATACTTAATATATGCTTATAACAATGATTTTAAAACCGCTTTGTATTATATCAATCTTAAATCAACCGGTACTAGTATGCTGTATGATGATACAAAAAAAGAAAACGAAATTTGTGATTCGTGTTCTTTGTAATATTTATTATGATTTTTAAACAACATTTATTGTTATTATTATATAATCACATTTATAGTTTTGTACTGTATTAAATAAATAAATTTTTATCAGTATCATTTTTTGTTTATTTTTAATGTGTGAGTTACATATTCATTTTTTTCTTTATAAGATATTGTTATATACCCTTTAATATTCATAGAATTTAATTCTTTCCCTGTCGCTTTATTTATTGTTATTTTAGTCATATTTTTTATTAAGCCTAACCTTTCTTCCCAATTTAATTTTTGAATTTCTGTCCCCAACACGTCGAACAAACAATCTTCTATTATACATACATGATAATTAGTATTATCTGTTTCGTGAAAACATGTTTTCATTTTAGTAAATACATTTTTATCAAATACGATATAATGATATTCTGTATCTTCTTTAAATAACGAATTTGAGTCCGACTTAACATTTTTATTAAAACTATTTTCCATATCGCTTTTTAATTTTTCTAATAATTGATAAGGTCCATGTTTTGCTTGATTTTTCAACTTTCTTAACATATCTTTCTTATTTATTTTACCAACGTAATGATCGATATAATGACTAAGAACACCGTCTAAAGGAGCGGTATGGTGAAAATGGTAATTTGAAATTTTATTTTCGTTTTCGGTTTTAGATTTATAAGAATTTATTAAAAATTCTATACAATACGTAGGATCCATACGAAATGCTATTTTTGCATAATAATTTAGTTTTAAAACAGCTGTTTTTTGGTATAATATATCAGATATTTTTAAACATCCCACAACTAATTTTTTTTCTACATTCGTGCTTAAATTTATAGACTCGTTATTTTTGACAAATTTTATTAAAGCAGACACAGAAGGAAATGATTTTGCAATACATTCATTTGCAATTTTACATGTTTTTTGAATAGGTATTTTTTTAGCTAAGGAAAACGAAGAATTGATGAATAAATAAACGGCTGCGATAGCGAACGGATTTGTACAAATCAAAAGTTCTTTAGGGATATTGTCGGTACTGCTATTCATTTCTTCTTCGTCCTCATCTTCGTCCTCTTTTTTTTCATCTTCGGATTCTGATTCGTTAGTTTCTTTTTCAAATTTTGATTTTTTTGCTGATATTTTCACTGTGTCGTTTTTTCGTTTTCTATTTCCATTGATATTTGTAGCTTTAAAAAGTTTATTTTGTAATTTCAAATATGTGTGTAACCAAGAAATGACCGTAATAAAGACGGAAATACTTTTTTTAGAGTTATTTATTTCTTCTACAAAATGCTCAGGATCAGTAGGTATAATCAATTTGTTTTTACTATTTACAAAATTATTAAATTTCAAATATTCGATGGATTCTTCCAAGTGATTTACGTGTTTTGGATACTCCATCGTTATAATCATCACAGCAACACGTCAACTATATATACCAAGTATAATAATACAGTACTTTTTAAATACTTCTTTAGGATTTGAACATCATAAAAATTATATATAATATATAACTTGTATATAATTAGTAGATATGAATAAAAAATTACAAGAAATTAAATCTTTAGAAAAATGCGCATTACAAGAAGGTCGTTATATAACTTTAAAAAATTCGTCTTTGAATACATGTTCCTCACCTTTTGTATTATGTAATTATACGTTTTCAGTATATTTATTAAAAAAATTTGAAATAAAACCTTGTAACGTGTTTAAAACTTTATCTCTCTTACATATTAAAAATGTACAAGAAACAGAATTAGCAAAATATAAATCTAAAATATCTATTATGACTATAAACGTATACAGATTAAAGTATACAGAAGAACTATTTAAAAGAATCGGAACTATCAATTATAAAGAAAAAGCTATAAAATACATGATTGATTTTGATATAAAAACTATAGAAGATAAAAAATACAAATATATAAACGAAAAATTCAGTAATTTATTGCATATTTTTAGAAAAAGTGGTTATAAATCTTATATTCTTTGTTTAATAACTTTTTGTAAATGTAATTTAGATATAATACAAAAAGACAAAACCGTTTGGCAGTACAAGTTAGTCGAAGAAGAAGATTCGTTATCGTCATTGGCGTTATCGCAAGCACGAAGAAAAAGACCTACGTTAACGGTTTTTATAAAAAACGAAGATGAGTGGTTAGTAGAAATTTATTAGTAACTGTAATAAATAATTATAAACTTTTTCTTACACCTTAATTTTTTTTTACAGTTCCGTGCACTAGTAGTCTTAATATTATATTTTCTCCAAATAAAGGTAAAAATTTATATCTGGCTACTATGAGTCGAGATATAAATTGTTGTAATATTGCTTTCATTACAAAAGCACCGATAAAACGAACCAGTAAAAAATATATAATACAAGAATGTACTCATTTGTTTCAAATATCTCAAGTAAAACAAGACAGAAGAGGCGACGAATGTTCTACGACATTTGAAAAATGTGCAATATGTAATTTGGAACGAAAAAAAGAATAACTTTATTGCTCGTAATATGTAATGTAAAAAAAAAATTATGTAATATAAAATAAAAAAAAGAATAAAGAAATTTTTATGGGTAAAGATGTTATTATTTTTCAAATATTTTTATATATTCTTTATACGTTATAGTATTATCTAATTCTCGTATATTATCAAACGAGGGTTTATTATATATTTTTTTTGTTTTTTCAATTTTTTCTTTACTTTCATTTCGCATTATTTCATGCATACGAATAGGATTTTCACAAACTACAACTTTAAAAAGAGTAATTATGTCTTTGATTATTTCGCCGCTGTTTGTATATATTATTTCTGGTTTATATTTCATTATTCGTTTTCCAAATTGATTTTTATGAATATACGTTCCGTTGAACACGTTTATGCACTTTTCTGAAATGTAAGTTTTAATAATCTCATAGTGTTCGTTTACACATAAAAGTAAATAACAACCAAAAGTTTTTACCAAAAATACATATTTAATGGGTCCTTGTACGTTACTAACATTTTTTAATATTCTTAAATTCTTTCTTTTTGTTTGCGTGTTTGGATCTAAAGTATTTATAATTTTTGTTTTAATAACACTTGAAGATTTAATCATATTTGAATCACCGATCTCTCGGTAAGCCACTCTGAAGAAGACGAATGCGTTTGTTCGTGTAAACGACTGTGATGAACGTGAATTGCTTTTGTTAATTCATCTATAGCTATATTACGTTTATGCGTAGCGGTTTTCCTAAGAACGTGTTCTTTTTCTAATTTAACGTGTTTCTTATGTTGTAAACTATCGTACAATTTGGTATGTCTTACTTCTTGATTGTCGTGATGTAGTTGAATAAACGCGTTATTTTGAATTACACCGTAAAAGGTAACGTATTTTTTTACTAATATATTTAAAGCTGAAAAGATTGTAAACGTCGTAGACGTAATTTCATACGGAACACTGACGTAGGGCAAGCGTTTGTACGTTTGTAATAAATTATCGTAATTTATACCTAAACAAGTTTCTACGAATTGATCTTCGAATACTCTGATGCTTGCCGTGTTATCCGGAGGACAAGAGTATATACCCTCTGCGTTTAGTATATAAAGTTCGCCTTGTATGGCCCACACGTACCAATCAAACGGTAAAATTTGTATTAAACGGTTGCAATTGTTGCTAGATGATTTGTCGTAAATAAGGAAAACCGTCGGAGAATATTCTGAAGAATTTACCGCTTCGTTTATTATTTCATGAATATTTCCCATTTTATTTTTTAAGTAAGTAAACACCACCATAAATATAAAACTTATTATCAAAATAATTATAATCACAATATTATATAAGGATTGATCTTCATTTTTTTTAGATATCGTTGCGTTTACCGGTAAGACCGCCGTCGAAATCACTTTCGAAGAAGAAGACGACGATAAAATGTTTTCGTCTTCGTCGTCGTTTACAGATAACGGCACTGTCGACATAACGATGGACGAAAAACAAATAGATGAAGAAGAAGAAAACGAAGACGAAGCTTTTCCTATCGACAGAGATTCTAACGTAAAAGAACAAGAATTAAAATTTTTATTACAAAACGGATACGAAGAACGTACTTGTCAGCATTCCTCTTTTTATTTAACTATTTATTCAAGAGCTCACCAAAAATATTATGTGCAAACTAAATCTACTAGAAATATACAAATATCAGACTTTGCTATATTCAATTTGGGGCATACACTTCAATATGCTAATTATTATAATTATGCCCGATTATTTGTTTTAGATGTCGATTGTTTATGTAAAAGAGAAAAACACGAAACGATTTCTCACATAGACGAAAATCACGCTTTTTATGTAGCTAAATGTGCCTACGATGAGATAAGAAGATCTATACCTGAAGTCGATCCTCTTTACACTATATTTGGAAGAGAATGTGGGTTTCATATATATTTTAATATACCGGTTTCTTTTTTTATGAACACTTTGTTATTAAAACGTATAAACGAATCTTTAAAAAGTACAAATTTTATAATAGAATGCCCTCAGTTCATGCCTTTACCTTATTCTGCAAAAATGTCTGGATTACGTTATGAACCTCTTTCGCCAAAGAAAAAAAAATGTCATCCTAATATAAACTATTCTTTTACGTATAATGATAAATTTTATTTTTACGATTGTGTGGACATGTCAGACGATTCTTATAACAGTGACACGTGTTTAATAAAAATCAATTATGAAAATGAAAGTGTTATGTATATAAAATATACTCCGAGTGTGAAACAATTTACAGAAACATTATTTTACAAATTTAAATATAAAATAAAAAGTATCGAATATAGCGACAAGTCTTTATGGAAATATCCGTTTGAAGCAATAGCTGAAATATGGACTAAATACTATCGTGATCGAAACGAGTGGCAAGTAGGTCCGAAACATATTACAAAAACGCTAATAGAAAAAACGAAAGAAAAAGAAACAGAAGATGATAGCGTTATACAAGTGGAACTCACCGAAAACGATAAACAAATATATTCTGTTTTTTTTTTAAAAATTAATAAAATTGTTTTTTTAGAAAATCATAGTGATAATCCTAGTTTGTTTATTCATTACAGTAAACGTTTTAATTATATAAATTTTCAACATTATTTGGCTGCCTTTTACTCTTATTTCATAACAAAGATCGATATAAACGAAATGAAACGTTTTCTCGGAATCATTTACGATACGAACAACGAAATCGTAAAACGAAATATTTTATATTTCGATCAAATCACTTATAAATTCTATCCGGAGTTAAATGAAATATTGTCATATTTAAATGTTTTATTTGTATACGACATTCATCCCGATGACAGTATTGATAAAATAATAAATACTTATTTAGAAAGTAAATTAAACCTCGATACCGATTCGTTTATTAAAATTTTAAATTCGTCTGATAAAATAAAATATAAAAATTACCTAAATAATTTTTGTGAAATTTATATAAACGCGTTAAAAGATTTACATTTGTGTATATATACTAACAAAGAATTTTATGTTTTCATAAATGATTATTATGACAAAGACCATAAAAAATTACCAAGTTTACATAACTGGTTCGATGTTAATTTATATGCCGACATTGAAAAAATTACTAAACGAATCATTAATTTTAAAGCTCATGAATTTTACCACGATAACCCTTGGTGTTTGGGTACTCATATGTTTCAAACGCAAGTCGGAGTTTTTAACAGTGTTACGGGACTTGTGACTAAAACCTCGTTTCTGTTAAAATTTAAACAATTACGTATATTTCCTTTTTACAAAAATATAGATATTTTTATTAACGATAAAATTATCGATATGCAAAAGAAAAGTAATTTTTGTTATAATATATTGAAAGAAAAATTGACAGATATGTTTATGTATTTTAGAGTCGTTCCGGCGATAATGGAACTCGGCACTTCGGACATTATCGAAGAACACGATGTCGAAGAAATGATTTTAATTTTATCAGAATTATCAGACGATCATTCTGTGTTTTTTTTTATTGATTTATATAAAATACATCCAATGTTTATATATAATACAATGTTATTTATCGATAAATATAATTTCACAGGTTGTTATGTTACTTTAATAATGACAATTTTTAAACAAAATATTACAGAACCGTGGGATGAATTTTTTGATATTTATAAAAATGTTTTATTTGAAAAAAAAGAATCTTATATGAAAACGTTACAAACTTTAAAAACACCAAATTCTAATAACATTTTTTCAAAACAGTTTTGTCTTCATAGTTTTATAGTGTCGTTATTAATTATTAAATGCCCTAAATTTAAAAATTATGTAAATAATTTTATAAAGTATTACGAATTATCGTCTGAAGAAAACTTATTAAATTATTATACTTCAAAAGACTTTAAAGAAAATGAAAAATTAACCGAAATACAGTCTATATTTAACCTTTATTTAAAAAATAAAATTAAAAAAGAAACAAATGCTGGTGCGTATTTACAGTGTAATAAAACTTTTTATAAAATAATGAAATGTAAAATTTTCGGTGAAAATTTATCAGTAGATGAATCTACGTTCGTAGAATTAATATTTCGATTATGTTCGTCTTTTAATTTTACGAGATATAAAATATATTTATTTTTAGACATTTTGACCACTTATTATTTACCTATTAACGAAAACAGATTTATTAACATACTGTACGGAACGGGAGATAACGGAAAAACCCATTGGTGCGAAATCATAAATTGTTTATTTGCAGGCAGTGTATGTCAAATAAATAATTTAGATTCGAACGAGGCGAGATCTCACATAGCTTCGTCTTATTCTGCAGTAATAGTCAATGAAATTAAATATTTGACTGAAAATATAATGAAAGCTATAAGTGGAAACGATAAAAGCGACTATAGTACATTTTATACTCAAAAACTGACACCGAGTACTCATAATTCAGCTCTTTTTGGAGCTACAAATTGCGTTATATCGTTTAAAAATAAAAATATCGATACAGCATCTATAAAAAGATTTTTAGTAATAGAATTAATAGGAAAAATACGTAACGATTGTAATATATCATGTAAAGATTTTTTTATTAATTTTATAAAAAAGGAATATTTAATAGGGGTTACTCAAAATGTTCCTAGAGTGTTATCTCATTATTTATGTTTTTTAATTTTTTCAAGATTTCTTGATAATAGAAACAGTTTATATGTCACTAATATCGACATACATAACGAAGATACGGAAAACTATCAAAAAGAAGTTTATAGAGAAAATAACATCTTTTATAATTTTATTCATAATATGGGTTTACGGTTCGCTCCTAATTTTTTTATGAAATCAAAAGATATTTTAAATCTAGCAAGAAAATATATAGATGAAAATAATAAATTTATAAAAAATATTAATCAATTCATTGATGAATTTTTTAAATTCAAAAAAGTGAATTTATTTAACGACGAATACGTTGATGATATACAACAAGAAAATGTTATAGAATATATAAAAATAAATTTTTCTACGATATCTTGCATTAATAAATATATATCTAATGTCGATTTGCAGAAAAAATTATCATTAGTAAAACAATCGACGTTACAAGCAAACGCCGTTCGTTTTTTTAAATCGCAAAACACGTTCGATTCGATACTTAAAATATATCCAAATAAAATGTTCGTAAAACAGAATTGGGATAACGAAGAGCACGCATCAGATGATGAAAACATTATAAATTGTACGAGTTCATCGTCGTTTCCTGTTGCAACAATAATAAATGAGTTTGACGACGAAGACGATAGAATAACAACTACAACCACAAATTTATGTAAAACTTCATATACGTTTTCAAATTCATCTAACGGAGGTTCTGTAAAAGTTTCATCAAAAAAAAAAGCCAAATTTTATACTAGTGTTTTAAATTTATAATTGTATGTATGGTTATGTAAGTAAAAGAAATTATATAATTATTTTGTAAATAAAAAGAAATATATTTAGTTATATGTAAATTTTTTTTTACGTAACTAAAAAAGCTATTGAAATATCCTTAAACGTTTTCCTATTGGTGTGTAAAATTGATTTAAATTCATCTGACACTTCTTCTAAAAGTCCTAACCTATTAATAAACAAATCAAATATTATACCGAATTGTTGTAAACTTGTAATTTCGTAATAACATTCTTGACATTTTGATAGTATTTTATGACATGCCTCAAGAGACAAAGGAATACGATCCTGATGTTCTGATATTACGTTCATAATAATATCTCCAAATAATAACGATTCGGTATGTTTCACATTTTTTCCTTTGAAAACCATTTTTTATTTAATTTGTGTTTGTTAAAATTAATAACTTTCGATTCGTTGTTCGTCGAATCTGAGTTTTCTATATCGTATATTGTATACGATAAAACGAATATAGACAAAATTATAAAACTAATGAGTAATACGATAAGTAAAAACTGAATAGGCGCTATTAATATTATCAGTATTAAAATAGCTACTATTTTAAAACCAATAAATAATAAATCTTTACCCGACAATTCATAACGAACGTCTTTTAAATATCGTATCAATTTATCAAACGTATATGCGGTTTCTTCGGACATTATTTTATATTTGAGTTAACCAATCGAATTCGTTAGTGCTATATTCATTCCTCGATGTAATATCGTCTAAATTACTAGTATCGTTTTCTACATTAGAATCTTTGTTTCGTGACAAATTATTATTATTTTTTGCATCGAGCCCTTTCTCTTTTTTTTCGGGTGACGATTCTTCTTTTCCGTGCGACGAATCGTTTATACTTTCTAAATACTTTTTCATATCAACGAAAATTTTCTGCCTCTCGTCCGATTGTGATACATCAGTAGAATCTAAATACGTTTCAAAAACCGTAGACGATGGTTCTATAACGAAATTGGTTGATTGTGCAGAGAGCATCTGCCGTGAATGTGATCGCTGATTGCCGATTGAAATATAATCGCAGACGGATCCATTATCCCTATAATTATTATAATTAGACTCAATAAAGATATTATAACATTTATTATACTTATCCATAACATTAGCATTTTTCAAAAACCAAAACGTAACTTTTTTTTAAAATTTTTTATTTAATTTAACACATATTACATGTTCGGTATCTATAACGTCGTACTCAAAGAAAACAATTATGTCTATTTTAAGTAAAACATTTGCACTTTTCAATAATTGTAATTCATTTTTATTTATAACGTTATTTTTTTCAACATCTTCTTGAGTAAAATAATCTTTATAAATAAAAGTGCTAATCGGTGATGATAACAAATATTGTAGTATCTGCAAATAAAAATCACTGATATAAAAAAATAAATTATCACGAATACTATTATATGAAATAATAAAATCCTCTTAAATACGTACATTTGGTCTTAATTTGTTTAATTTCATTAAAGCAGTTTCATTAACACAAAGATCAGTGTCATTTTCCATTTTTAGTGATTTTTATTAATATCGAAGTCGCCCAATCCGGAACAGTTCCTACTGGTATAGACTTGTTGTCCGGTATGATACTGTAAGGAAACAAAGTAGATATAAATTTTTTAAGAAAAACGGGATTCGTGTACCGTTTTTTATATTTAGAATTTAATATCAGCATATGTTTATTAACCAATATAATAAATCCTTTACCGTCAGTCATTAAATGTTTTTTAATTATATCTGATACAGTCACGTTATTTTTAAAAGATAATTTTAGATCGTCTAAGTTTTTAAAAATATCCAAAATTTTCTTAAAACATGAAAGATCGTATTTTTCTGTCGAATGGTATATAGATACAACAGGTACGTTTGTTGTTTTTAATTCGTGATCGTCTTTCAAATCGCCATTATTCAATTTTTCCCAAAATGTTTTTTCATTATTATCGTGTTTAGCGTTATACAATCTATTAATATATTTATTAATGACGTCCACTTCTATAATGTGATATAAAGCATCGTTAACATAACTCATTTTACATTTCGATTCCGGATGCAGATGGCACGACCACTTCACGACGGACGTACTCATAATGCGCGAATATTTTTTAATACTTCAATGGAAAGAACATCAAGATTATAATTTCATTTTACCATATGTTAATTCTGATAATTTTAAAGTCTACTTTTTACATGGTTTAGAAGATACTACTTTCAAAGTTTGCGATAACATAAATTCTAAACCATATCCTTCAGATGCGTTAGATTTAAAAGTTATAAACGATATATTGATACTTCGAGAAATACCTATTCATAAAGAAAGAATTTTAAATTATCAAGATATAACTAATATTTCACTTTTAAAAAAAAAATTAAAAACGTGGAAAGTTATATATATTTTCAATTTACCTCTAAATTATTTTTCAATTTTTGAAAACATACAACAAGAATAAGGTACGTATAAGATAGTACTGCTAAAATGTCGTCTTTACCAGGACGCGTACGAGCTTTAACGCCTGATTGCATTAACCAAATAAAATCTTTAAAAAATGTGTCTTTATGGACAATGATAATTTTAATAATCGCAGTTGCGTTTATGTTAATTGTAGTTATTTATGGTTATACAGGTTCTAACAATAGCGGAAGCAGCGGAAGCGGTGGAACGAATACTTCTCCGGATCCAGATCCCAACCAAAATAATGGAAGCGGTGGTAGCAGCGGCAGTAATAACAATACAAAAGTTATGAGCTCGCTGAGCGTCGCTTCGTCCATTCTAACAGCTCTTGGTCTCGTCGGATCTATCTGGATGTTTACGATTGTTCCAAAAGCTAGTAGATCTTGTTTAGAAATAACATCATAATTGTAATTAAATAAATTTACATTTTTTAAAAAATGCAGGTAATTGAATGGGAGAGTTCTATTAAAATTTATATAAACAAAAAACAATTTGACGATTTATTAAAAAAAATAAATATAATAGCGACAGATTCAATTATATATTTTACTGATAATACTCGTTTGGCTCATAGACTGTATCAAAAAAAAATTTTAAAAAAAAAAGAATATATATTATTATATCATAAAAAGAATTTTTTTCCGATTAAAAGATCAATCTCAGAAGAAGATCTATTACCTAGACCCAATATGGAATCTCTGGTTATTAAAAACGCTATTAGTAGAAACATATTATATCAAGATTCTTTTGTGCGTATCAACTTAGATGTGGAAAGAACAGATATAGGAAATAAATATTGTTTATGTTCAGAAATAGAATACGAAGAGGACTCCTCTTATTCGACTATACGATTACAAGAAACAAAATTAGTCTCTTTTTTTTTAAAATTTTTAAAAGAAAAAAATTTAATTAATTTATTAACTTTAGATAATTTAACAACAAATGATATATTTGAAAGTGTTCCTAATAAAATGAGCATGTGGTATAATTTACAAAAAAATGAAAAAAAATATTGGGCGTATAAATGGAATGGCGTTAAAGCGAAAATGTGTTCGTCTGATTTTGGAAAAAAAATTACATTATGGGAAGATATAAAAAATATAATAGAAATACAATGTACTGAATTATATAAACGTTTACCGTTTTTAAATAACTTATGTATACAACTCGAACACGTTAACGACTATTACGTATTAACCGAAATTTTATCGGCTAAATTTAATTCAAGATTCTATATGATTGAACCTTTAACAAATATCAAATTATTATATTTAATTAAAAAAAAATGGGATGATTCTATAGAATTACTTCCGAATAAACGTCTTTACATTCAGGAATATTTTGACACCGAAATTCCAAATTCGTACGACGAATCCAAATTCGATGGCTTTATCGTTATTCAAAACGAAAAAATTTTAAAATATAAAATACCTACTATAGATATGAAATGTATTAAAGGAACTTTATATTCGGTAAGCTCAAAAAAATTTACTTTAGATTTTGAAGGAATACCCGGTAAAATTTACGAAGTATCGAGTACTTTTAAAGTGTTACGTCTTCGTAAAGATAGAATATCTTCGGGCAGTGATAAGGAATACGAAGAATTTGTTAAAGGCTGTATTTATTTTAATAAATATTGTAAGAAATAATCATGAATATTCAGATATTTGATGAAAGTATATTTAATGATGGGGAAATTTTTAAAGAATATATAAAGAATGTAACTTCTGTAGGTGTTTCTAATAGAGCTGATGCGTTTTTAATAAATCGTTTAGGCTTAAAAGCTGAAAGTATTTGTTCAGTTTCCTCATTTGGTGTGTCTTTAGGTGTTAACCCAAATAAAAAGGATAAATGTCCAGATATAAATGTATTTACTGTAAAAAATAAATATAATTATACGATAAGAACGGTATTATCTTTTCAACCTGTTGTTGTATCTAATTCTTTGATAAATATCACACCTGTTGTTTTAGATGAATACATCAATTTATTAGAAAATATCAATAATGATCCTATTTTAACAATAAATAAAAATTTAACAGAAATCGAACATGTTATTATGATTAAATTTTACGCTGTAAATAGACGTATATTTATAACGCCTCAATTATATTTGATATTAAAAAAATATATAGACGATTTTCCTTTCGTCGTTCCCGATAATTTAATATTTCACACTTATAAAAATGAATTTTGAAACCGAACGATTGAAAACTTTTAAAAACAACTGGACGTGTGATAAAGTCAATTACGAATATTTAGCTCGTATAGGAATGATAAACGTAGGTGATCATATAACGCAGTGTGTTTTTTGTAAAAAACTTTATCAATGGACTAAATATTCGGAAAAAATACATGGAACCGCAGCGCAACAACATTATAAATCTAATCCAAGATGTCCATTTTTTCTATATAATAAACTAAACGTTTCTCGACGCAAAAAAACTTTCCCTGTACATACTCGATACGCGCAAACCGAAAATCGGTTACTCAGTTTATATCATTGGCCTTATCAAAATTCACACGACGTTGTCGATATGGCAGATAAAGGTATATTTTACATTTCGGCTTTTAAATTATTAATATGTTTTTATTGCGGTATTTTAGTTGACGAAAGTTCAAAAATAAATATAACGCCTTTAAATATACATAACGAATCACCATGCGCATTTTTAAAAGAAAAATTAAAAAAAGAAATTACTAATTGTTTAAAAAATAAAGAAATTACATGTTCTGTATGTTTAACCGAACGCCCTAATATCGTAACTTTTCCTTGTCGACATTGTTGTTGCTGTAACGAATGTTTTGGAAAATTAAAAAAAACTCAATGTATTGTGTGTAGATCAAAAATATTAAACTTTATTAAAATTTTCTACGCCTAGGTAAATTAAAATGTGTTAATTTTTTTTACAAAAATACAGAATAATATTTTGAATTATCTTTCTTTCATTAAATAAACTAACGTAGGAAATATATCGTTGGTACTTTTTAAGTTAACAGGAACTATAACATTTGAATATTCCGGAGTATAATTTTCTAACGAATCGTCTATTAAATAACATTTTTGAGGATGAAAACGCACGTTTGGAAAATAACGATAAAGAGATAATAAGTTTTTTGGACTATGACCATTTTCATTTTTTAAAATTAAATCAAACTTAAAGTTTTTTAATTCTTTATTTAAAATATCTAGTAAACGTTCTACGTGTTCGGAACTGCCGTGAGACCATAGTATAACTATATCGAATAAATTTCTCGAGATTTGTAAATTTTTTAAAGAGCCTGGAATTAATTCGT